CGGCATGAAGGCATGGACGTGTGGTGTCTGTCCTATCATAAGCACATCACCGACGGTGAGAGGAAAGTTTTGGAGGAGTTTGAACGGCAGCTTGAAGAGATCCAGACCATTTTGAATATTGCGTTTGGCGACGGCGTGCTAGTGACGCTCGATCGTGAGGGCAACATGGAAGTCGAGGACTACGACCATGATTAGGCAACTCGTCGCACTCGTGGCGGGAATCCTGATTCTCGTACTGGCCTTCGTCTTGGCGATCCCTGTCGTCGTGGGGATGGTGTTAATTTATCTCTGGATGATGTTCCTCGGTGGCCTAATCGGGCTCGGAGGGCTCCTGTTAGGGTGGCTACCGGATTGGCTTGCAAAAACGCCCCAACCACGCAAGACCGCCCCAGACAAAATGCAGGTGAGAAAGCTTAAGTGGTTGATTTTATTGCTCTTCGTATGAGGCATTTCCCTTGCTATAGAACGGAGCCAAGAGTATTTTAGTGGCTCCAACAATCTAAACAAGGGGTGATTCAATGCAGCAAGAGAGAAAAGATCCGCTACAAAGTGTGATGGCGATAGCCATGCAACGGAACCTGACACCGATGGCCGCGCTCAATACGCTCGTGCCTTCGGTGTTCACCACGACACGCCGACCAGATTGTACATCCGAGCGGTACAGCGTGGTGCCGACGTCAGAGATCGTCGAGCACATGCAGCTTCGGGGCTGGCAGATTGATAAGGCTGGCGAGTCGCTCGTCCGGTCGTATCGCAAACGGCTGGCTCCCTATGTCGCGCATGTCGTGACCTTCCAGCATCCTGACTTCCAATTCGGCAAGCTGAAGAAGGGCGATGTGGTGCCGACGATTCTCATGGGCAATTCTCACGACACGTCTACGGCAGTCTGGATGCGGATGGGCATGAAGCGATGCTTCTGCGACAACCAGGCCTGCGTCGAGTTAGGCGAAACCAGCGTGTTTCGCTTCCGTCACCAGGGCGGGGTCGTCAACCTCATGGACAAGATCTATGCGTCATTGGAGAAGCTGATGGCGTCGAAAGATATTGTCGGCAAGACGCTCGATCGCTGGGCGTCGATCGACCTGAAAGAAAAGCAGCGGATCGATTATTTTGGCCGCGTGCTGGCGCTCCGCACAGACAAGCCGAGCAGCTACGCGGAAATGGGGCTCAGCCTGTTTGATATCGGTCGTCGCCGGCCTGAGGATCAGAGCAACGATTTGTACACGGTGTATAACGTTGCGCAAGAGCACATGGTACGCGGCTATCGCACCGAGGTTTTGGTGCAGCCGAAAGGCCGCAGCGAACGGATGGAAGAGCGGTCCCTCGTCCGTCCCTTGTCGTCGACTCGGGCCTTCGTCAAGTTCAACGCCGAACTCTTCGGGCTCACGGCGAAGTACGCCGACGAAGTGAAGGCGTGAGGGTCTGCTACGTATGCGGGAATGGGGTGAAGGCCAATGAGCTTGGCTTTTACCCCGTGACCCACGAGCGATGCCGGCCTGGATCGAGCAAGTGGATCGAGTACTTTGAGGCATTGCCGAAATCACAACGTACTGAGGCAGGATGGTTAATCTATAATGCCGCCAAGAAAAAAGTCGCAGAGACCAAAGAACGATTTGCGGCCCTCGCAGCCAAGTCAGTTCGTAATGTCCCACCCGATGAAGCTGCACATGGAGTCGGAGGGAAAGTACGCAAGCGTCTTCGACGAACTCCAAAAACTCGAAAGAGAGTATCCACACGTCATAAAAAATCAGGATAGTTTGATCGAAGACGAGATTCTGGTCTTGATGACCGTCTATGCCGCACTCCTCTTTGGAGCCCAGGAAGGAGAAGAGCACATTGCGACACCCAGACAGTTGCGCGATGCGCTCTATGCATTTGGGCAACTTCGTGGCCTCCGTCAGGTGATCATCGAACATATTTGCAACTGGTTCCCGGCAACGATCTTGCTTACGGAACAAGTCTATTATCAGAACCGTTTCGCACGGCAGGCCTACGTACGACGGGCTTCTTGCTTAGGGCCTGAGGAGTTCTTCCTGTATCCTACTGCCCGGGTGGAACACATACGCAATTTAGCTCGGGCGATCTGGAGGGCTGATGTTCTTCAAACCACCACAGAATAAAAAGGTGCATGGGCTCGACGCGCTGAAGACCTGGGAGACGACCTACAATTGTATTTGGGATGAGCGGCTCTATCCGGTGACCGTCAAGATCGCACATACCGTCCCGGGCTGCGAGATCCTGAGCGTGGACTTCTTGAGTGAGCCGTCGTTTGAGGAGATCCGCATTGCCGATATGGCACGGCAGAGTATTTGTCAGCAGGCCATCAATGAGTTCTGCAATTATGCAGACAACGCCCATCGTCTGATGAAAAGGACGACCACGGTGGACGACCCCTTTTTCGAGGAAGCATGAACAGCATCGGGCAATTGTTAGATCGATACTGCCTCGCACGCAAAGTCCGAGACACGAAGACGCAGTTAGAAGTGGCTGACAAAATCGTTGACGAGGAAGTACCGTCCTTGATACAACGGCTGGCTCAATTCATGATGGATCGCAATGAGCGGTCTTGAATTTGTCCACAAGGTTGAACTCCATGAAACCTTTGGCTCCCGCAATAACCGATTCGCGCTCACTGCGCTCGTGGCAGAAACGCTGGCGGTCTATTATTGGTGCGAAGCGTTCTCAGTTGGTCCTCGTCCGTATCGATTCTGTGTCATCGGCCAGCGAGGTCTGTCGGACTTCGTGGCACAGGCAATCCCAAAAGTGCTTCAGCATGTTGATCGAACGACCGACGCTCTTAAAGAGACTGAAGGCTTTAAGTTTGGATCCATCATTGCGCTTCGTGAAGCCCTTCGCCTTCGAAGATCAACGGAACAAAGGCGTCCTGAATATATGGATCAATGCAACGTCTCGACCTATCGCGCCAAGGCAAACCTGGACAAGTATTATAAGGTTGGCGTCAAGGATGCGAAGACGGAATTTGACATTGAAGGATTTCGAAGAGGTCAGAAACAAGTCTGGTCTCTTGAAAAGTTTCCTTCCCCTACCACGGTCCTAGATAATTACGCAAGGAGTAAATATGGACGATCAAGCATTGATGGAAACGGCTGAACGGGTGATTGATCCATGGTTTGACGTTCTCGATCTGAAGACTCGTGACGAGGGGATCGCACTGCTCAGGAAAGTGGAGGCTCGGGCGCGTGTCTCCCATCGCTCCGAGGATCGCATCACCGACAAATCCTGGGAGACGACTATTCGTCGCGTCGTATTGGAGCGTGGTGACTGGAGCGTTGCGGAGCACGAGAAGGTGACCGTCACGGTCTTCACCGATCGAGGCATCACGCATGAGATCGTACGGCATCGCGTTGGTTCGTATACCCAAGAGTCGACGCGCTTCGTGAATTATGAAAAGAAAATGGCTCCTAGTTTCCTTTATCCACGGCCCCAGGACGAGGCGCTCGATATGGATTGGCTGGCCGCCATAGCGTCTGCAGAACTCGCTTATCGCCGGCTGCTTGCAAAGGGTTGGACGCCACAAGAGGCACGCAGTGTGTTCCCTAACGCACTTGGCTCCAAAATCGATATCACGTATAATCTCCGAAATTGGCGGTACTTCTTTTTGGCTCGGACGTCGAGAGAAGCCCATCCGCAGATGCGGCAGATTACGATTCCTCTCCTCGTAAAGTTTCAGGAATTGATCCCGATTCTGTATGAGGATATTGTGCCAGCAGAGACACAGCAGCATAATTTCAAGCAGATGCGCTGAAGTATAGTACACGTAGATCTGATTTTGATATCTGAAAATTTGGTGGGTGGCCAAGATGGTAAGGCTCCTGACTGTTAATCAGGTAATCCGTAGGTTCGAACCCTACCCCACCAGCCAAGCCGGGAGGTCTATCATGCTGGCAAAATTGAGAGATCTTCGCATTTACGCCTTCTTCTTCGTGGCACTTCTCTTGCTAGGTATAGGCTCATGTGTCGAACGTGTGGCCTTCGCACAGAATCGTAGCGTTGACTCCCTAAGGGGAAATACGCATAATGGCTTCTTTGGTCCTGAACGAGACTTTAGTCAACGATTTACCTATAGAAACAACATTGAGCCCCTTGAAAGCACAAGACAGCGACAGCAGTTCTTCCAAAGTCCTGCCCAAAGCTTCAACCGATCCAGCGGCGGGGGAGGCATCTCAGACGCAGGAGCCTTGCCCTACTTTGGAGTCGGAGACGAAGCGGGGACCGGGGCGCCCGAAGAAGCCCTTACCTTACCAGGGGCCTTTAGCGCCGAACCAGACCCGGAGCGACAAAGATGGCTTGATCCGAAAGCGCACTGGCCGTCCGAGGAACAATCAACGTGGTTTTCGTCCCACCGGTAAGTACTACGATCTTGTTTTCGAACGCTCACCATCCGGTCGTATAGGCCGGCGCTATAAAATTACCTTCACATCCATGTCGAGGCCAGATGCCGTCTTCGAGACGGATCTGATTTCCACGAGCCTCGGCAGCTTGCTACGCATGGTAGCGCGGGAGATCGGAAAGCTACGGCTACCGATCGCCGCTCGGCATTTCTCACTCACGCTCCAAGCCTATCCCGAATCAACCGAAATGGTTGAAGCGAACGTTGGGATTCAGGAAGCGGAGCCCGTCGAAGGCGAACGCCCGTTGACGGTCTTGCCCTCATTCGACGAGGGTTTGGAACTCTAACTTACAACGCGGGGGATCATGAACTTCTTTGTGGGTGCCCATACTTCGTTTCGTGGTAAGGAAAAATCATTAGTGAATGATACAAAGGTCCGCATACTCGAAAAACTCGGCCACAGTTCTGGACGAGCGAAGCGGTTCCTGAATACGCACAAGCCGCTGAAGGTCATTGAGCACGTTCCTGACAAAGACGGCAACCCTGTCGGCGTCGAGCGCCACTACCGCGCCATTGTCTTCAAGATGCCGAACGGCTACCGGCTGCAGAACGACGTCGTTCGCGCCATCATCAAAGATCTGAAGTGCGACTGGCAGACGGCGAAGTTTCATGCCTACCGCATTGCCGCGCAAGACGTTGTTGGCAATCAGGAAGACTGGCCAGAACTCTTTCCGAAGGAAGAGTCCACGGCAGAGCCGGCAGTCGTGAGCCCGACAGCCGTCGAGACGAATCAGCCAGTGACCGAAGGAGCCGCACCGCTTCCTGTATGAGCTACGAGTATGTGTACAAGCCCTTTGCTCACCAGGCAGAGGGCGTACAGCTATTGCGGGGTCGGAGGTTTTATGGATTCTTCGATGAACCTGGATGTGGAAAGTCAAAGGTGGTCGTCGACGGATGCAACCTTCTATTTCTGGATCGTGCTGTCTGTGCTGTGGTTGTTGTTTGCCCTAATACCGTCAAAGCCACATGGGCCAATAACTCGTGGGGGCAAATTAAGATCCACTCTCCGAGCGATTTTCCCTTCGAGGTAATTCGCTTGGACTCGGGCCGGCGATGGCCTGAGCGACAAAGCTACTGGCATTGGAAGAATCAACGGCTCGTATGGGTCATCACAAATTATGAAGCACTACGCGCCACGAAAAACGAAACATGGCTCTCGCAGTTCTTAGCTGCGATGTCGCCGGCAGTCATGGTGTTAGATGAAAGCACAAAGATCAAAAACCGTACCGCACTCCAAACCAAAGCCGCATTACGAATTGGGCAGCATGCGACTCGACGATATATACTCACGGGAACTCCAATTGCTAAGAACCCGCTCGACCTCTATACCCAGTGCAACTTTCTGGATCCCCGCGTGCTCAAGTTCCCGAGCTTCGTCGCATTTCGTAATCGTTACGCCAAGATGGGTGGATATATGGTCGGCGGAAGACCTGTCCAAGTTGTCGGCTGGCAGAATTTGGACGAACTCAAAGAGAAAATCAAAGAACATAGCCGAATTATTGAAAAGAAAACGGCTCTTCCAGATCTTCCACCAAAACTTTTCACACGCATTGAAGTCCCTCTCTCCCCCGAACAGGAGCGAGCCTACTTACAGATGCGGGACCACGCTGTTGCGACTGTGCCTGGAACGGTCGGACAAGCCACAGCAACTATTGCGCTTACTAAGGCTCTTCGCCAAACCCAGATCACTTCGGGCCATCTCACCATCAAAGACTCCGTTACTGGACAGGACAAAGTAGTGGTCTTTGAGCAGAACCCGAAGACCGATGTGGTGATGGAGTTACTCGAAGAAATTGAGCACATGGTGGTGTTCTGCATGTTCATCACCGAGATCCAAGAACTCAGCAGCCGGCTTAGAAAGGCCGATATCTCACACGGATTGATCTATGGCGAAACGAAAAACACAGAGCGGGAAAAGATCCAGCAAGACTATCAAGCCGGGAAGCTTCGCGTGGTGGTTTGCCAGGTTGTCACCGGAGGCATCGGTATTACGCTTACTCAAGGTTCAACTGCGGTTTTTCTTACCAATCCGTATTCGTTGGAAGCGCGAGTCCAAGCCGAAGACCGCCTCCACCGACCAAGTGCTGAGAGACACGATAATGTTACTTACTACGATGTATGCGCCACATATGGTGACGGGAAACCCACCATCGATCATTCCGTTATCAAAGCCCAAGAACAAAAAGAAGATCTCTCGAACTACGTCCTAGGACGGACTTTAGAGGAGGTTCTGTGACTTGTTCGTTTGATCCTCGGATATATGCCTCCATGCCGATAGGGATGTTCCACTGCCCTGAATGTGGGGAGATGGTGCTTGCCGGTCTGCCGCATACCCCACCTCTTGATGGGGCACCGATCTTGAAAGAGGAGACGCGCCATGGCTCGGAAGAAAGCAAGTAGCTGGAAGGACGCCAAGCATACGATCGATCAACGACGCGATGCTATCGCCTCTTATCTCGCAGAGTTTGGTAACGGCGATACGGTCGATCTCCTGAAGAAGATCGTTGAACTACGCGATGAGGATGCGCGACTCGATGTGCTCAAGCAGCAGATCTCCGAGAAGCTTGAAGCGATCTCACAGACTATCTGTGACCGCTGGCAAGCTCAAGGGATCTCGTCGATGGATGTTGATGGGATCGGCTCGTTCAGCATCAACACAAAGCTATATGTCTCGGCGGCAGACAAAGAGAAGTACTTCCAGTGGCTTAAAGATAATGGCCTGGAATCGCTGATCCAGCCGCAAGTCGCACCGAAAACAACGGAATCTCTAGTACGAGAACGGCTTGAGGAAGGCCAGCCGTGTGACGAAATGGGCCTGAATATTCACTACAAAACATCAATCCGTTAGGAGGTTCGCATGAGTGAATTGGTCGTGCCTGAGAGCAAAGCCTTAGCGGTGAGCGATGAACTTCTGGCTGCCATGGGAATGACAGCGGAAGAACTCGCCGCTACGCAAGGTGTCATCGGCATGGAGAAAGCCCGTGCCGAAGACTTTCAGATCCCGCGCTTGCAGATCGCGCAGGCGTTGAGCCCCCAACTGATGCGGACCAAGCCAGAGTACATTCCCGGCTTAATGGTCGGTCAGTATTTCAACACGGTCACTGGAGAGGTCTACGGCGATGCCATACAGGTGGTTCCCGTGAAGTACAGCTTCAGCCGGCTGAAGTTCACCAATAGCGTTCTCGACTGCCAATCGAAGAACGGGATTGACGGCGGTCATTACAGCAAGTTCTGTAAGGACTGTGACAAAGCGAAGTGGGGCTCTGGCAAAGACGGCAAAGGGACGGACTGCAAAGAGTACCGGAACTGGTTGCTGCTCGATGCAAAGTCAGGCAGCGCCATGAGCATGAGCTTTAAGTCTGCGTCATTGGCGGTAGCGAAGACGTGGGCCACGCTCATTGCGACTCGGAAGGTCACTGTTGGTGGTGTAAAGGTCGACGCGCCGGCCTATCTGACAGTGTACGAACTCAAGTCTGTCGAGAAGTCTGTTGGACAGAATACCTTCTTCGTGCCGGTCGTGCGTGTGGTCGGACCTACGCCGATGGACATTGTGAAGGATGCGTCCAATCTCCTGAAGACGTTCCAGGGTGACCTGAGCGTTGAAGTTGAACAGGGAGAGTAATGAGCGAAATCGTTCACATTGAACGGTTCGCGTCTCTCTTTGCCGGTCTTACACGAGCGAAGGGTCGGTATGTCTCTACGACCGACCCTTCGAAACTCGTGGTCGGAGATAAGGCCAAAGGTAAAGCGACGACGATCACTGAGCAAGTGACGTTCGAAGACTATCGCCGGCATGTGCTAGGTGAAATTAGTCTTGGCGTCGTGCCGGTGCGCGACGACGGCACCTGCGTCTTTGGCGCAATTGACGTTGACCAATATACCGGTCTTGACCATGCGGCGATCGTCCGCAGGTTGGCTGAGCTAAATATCAACGCCTACGTGTGCCGCAGCAAGAGCGGTGGGGCGCATATTTATACCTTTGTGCATGAGCCTGGATGCGCGGCTCAAGCCATGATTGCCTACCTTAAAAAGCTGCGCACTGATTTAGGAATTGATTACCGCAAAGCTCGAGAAATTTTTCCGAAACAGGTGAAGCAGTCCGGTGGGATCGGCAACTGGATTAACCTTCCTTACTTTGGAGATACACCCAGACGTGCCGTCAAGATCGACGGTACTGATTACACTTTCCAAGAATTTGTCGAAAGTGCTGTCCGTCTGGATGCCGCGAAGATCTCGCAGGCCCCTACGTCCGATGAAAACTTGGTGGTGACAGAACTCCCACCCTGCCTTGAGAGGCTGATTCAGGACGGTATTCCTGCGGGACAGCGGAACGAAGCTCTCTTCAACTTTACCGTGTTCGCTGCCAAGAAACATCAGCTTGATCGTCCGAAAACAATCAAGATGTTGGACGTCATCAACATGCGCGTCTGTCAGCCACCCGTCCCAAGCCAGGAGTTGAAGACGACGCTCAATAGCGTACTGCAACATGAATATAACTATCGCTGCCAGCAATCGCCGCTTGTTGACTGCTGTGATAAAGCCGTCTGCGCCACCAGACCCTACGGTCCAAGTGCTTCGATGCGCCCGGGCAATATTCCTGAGATCGAACGCATTGAGATTCGCGGTGACTCGGAAGAGGAGACACGCTATCACGTCAAGCTTGCGAACGTTCCGACCACGGTCACCTGCGACTCCTCGTCTCTGTTGGACTATACGGTTTTTCGTAAGCGTGTCATGGATAAGGCACATACGCTCTTATCGGGTGACGTTAAGAAGAAAGACTGGGATGCGTACATTACCGCTCGATTCGCCGCTCTTGCGGAGACTGTGCGGGTGGCCCCTGAAGGCTCCAAGCTAGGCATGTTGCAAACAATTCTCGATGATTGGATCCAGACATATTTTACGACCGATCCTGAACAATTCCGTCTAGGTCGTCCGTATGTCGAGAATGGTGCTGTGTTCGTCAAGCTCGGAGACGTTGGCCCTCGGCTCAAGAAATCAGACAACAAGCTAGGGCTTCAACAAATCGTCGTGTTTTTGGAGAATAGCGGCTGGGAAAAAGTGACGAAGACCGTTGATGGTCGTGCCTACGACAACGTATGGACGAAGACCTCCCCGGGCACCGATCTTGCGAACGAGCAGAAAGTCGTGGTCATTGAATCAACATCTGGCGAGGTCGTTCTCGAAACACCGAAGGATGTGCCGGCCAGCACTTTTGAGGAGTACGACAGTTGGGATCGTTTCAAGTCAGACGCAGACTAAGATGGCCATATTGGTTGGAGTATCACCATTGGCGCTATCTCATCCGGTTCTGTTTTATCGGAATGTTTCAGCGTGCATGGCGCGGCTGGGCTGACAAAGATACGTGGAGTTTTGATCACTACCTGGCGCGTGTGACCGCACAAGGCCTGCGGCGGATGGCCGAGAACGCTCATGGTGTACCGTGGTTTATTTTTGAGGATAACCCACATCTCGACGAGAAAGACCACCACAATCTGGCGCTGCTGCTTTGGAAGAAATGGCTCACAGATAAAGCAGAATGGTTTGAATGGTACGACGCGGAAGACATCGGGCTGCATCCCAGCATGACCGATCTCGAGAAAAAGCAGGCGCTCGATTTCTGGGACAAACGCGAGAAACACTTTAACGAGGTCGTGCTTCCCGATTTTTACAAACGCTGGGGCAATCTCTGGGACTGATGCAACACCGAATTAAAATATTTGGCCCTCCCGGCACAGGCAAGACGAAGTACTGTCTCGACCTGTTATGTGAACACTTGGAAGCCGGCGATCGTGTCCTGTTCTGTGCCTTTACAAAGGCTGCGCAGATTGAGGCCCAGGAGCGCCTGATCAAGATGTTTGGTGAAGTGCCTGAACATGCCAAGGTTTCTACACTTCATGCGCTCTGTTTTCACGCGCTCAATATGAGCCGTGACTTAATGGCTGACACCATGGGCGTTCGCCGGAAATTTTTTGAGTCGATTGGCGTCCGAGGCACGCGAGGAGAGATCCGCGAGCAAGCTGAGAAGGCGCTTGAACTCTATTCCCGTAACCGTAACGTTGAAAGCGAGGAGTATTTTGATGCGAGCGACGAGCCTTTCTCGGATCCGCAAAGGACGATCATTATCGCCAACGCATACCAACGTTGGAAAAAAGACCAAGGTTACGTGGATTTCACCGATCTCATCACCAGAGTCGCCAACGGTGAAGGGACCTTCCCCACCTGGGACGTCGTTATCATCGACGAAGCGCAAGACTTAACTCCTCTTCAATGGCGGCTAGCTGAGAGGCTCTATGAACAGGCGAGCACCGTCTATGTGGTGGGTGACGACGATCAAACGATTTACGGGTTTCTTGGCGCTAATGTGCGTAATTTTCTTTCTTGGCCTTGTGATGCCCAGCGTGTGCTGGATTACACGCATCGGCTCCCGAAAAACATCCTCGATTACTCGCTATTCCTGGCCAAGCGAATTCAATGCCGTCAACCCAAAACAGTCAAAGGGGATCCTAGAGTCGGCATGATTTGGGACGAGATCGATGTGCTAGAGAATTTGTACTACGGCACGACATCGTCTGAACTCTATCTCGTTCGTAACGAGTATATGAAGCGGCGTATTCAAAAGCTATTGATTGAACGAGCCATACCTTTTAGTGGGAAGTTTTCTCCGTTCACCGATACCACATGCTATGGAGGCCGCGCTTTCAATGCCGTCAGACTCCTCACGCAATGGCGCGAGTCGAGGCTCCAATTCCGTGACTGGAGAACAATTAAGTCGTTATTGTCACCAAGCTTGGTCGAATATATCGAGGGGAAATTTGTTGCAGCTAAAGAATTCCACCCTGACGGCATACCCACACTAACCTCGATCTTTAAGGAGCCGTTAAATAAGCGAGGGTTTTGGGAAGAGTTTCTACCCTCTCTCGACTCAAAACTCGCAGCTTGCTTCAAGGTGGCGATCGAACAGTTTGGGATGGACCGTTGTCTGAATCCTACACTGGAACTTTGCACGATCCATAAAGCAAAAGGCAAAGAAGCTAACCGCGTCTTTGTCTGCAGCGCCGTGACCGACAAGATCTACCGAAAGATCCTCGACTTCGATGACAGCGAACATCGCGTCTTTTATGTCGCTATTACCCGAGCCAAAGAAGAACTCTATCTCATCAACGATGAGGAAGCCGGCTTGGACGCTTATCCGTTTCCTAAACCTTAAAGGAGTGTGACATGTTTCCGAGAATCTATTTATCGCCAACGACCCTGAACATGGTGAAAGACTGTCACCGCTGCATGTGGGACCACATCCTGTGGAAACAGAAACGTCCGCAAGGACCGTTTCCGACGTTGCCCCGAGCGGTCGATGATGTGATGAAAAGCTATTGCGATCGGTTCCGTGGTGGCCTCAACCCCTCACTCAAGCGCCTGGCGCAGATTCACCCTGAGTTGGGTGAGTATGTGCTTCACCAGGATCAACGCTGGATGAACATCCTGCGGGACTGGAAAGGCGGCATCACGAAAGACATTACACTCGACATCCCTGGTGGCGGCAAGCAGCAATACCGAATCAGCGGAAGCCTGGACGACGTGCTCGTGCGTGAGAGCGACGGAGCACTAGCCACGATCGACGGGAAGAGCAAGGCCAAGAAACCGGAGGACGGGGAAGGCGAGAAGTACTACGGCTCGCAGATGGACACGTACGAGTGGCTCTTCAAGTCAGCCGGCTTTCCGACATCGGAACGGGCGTTCTTGTGGTACGTGATTCCTGTCTCGTTGGAAGACCGGGATCCAGAGTTGCCAACGTTTCAGATCATCTTCGATCAGTACATTCAGATCATGAAGACCGATGCCAAGCGGTGTGAGGTTCAGATCGAGGAAGTTCACAAGATGATTTGCGAGCATCCTGATCGGACGAAGCCGCCGACGTCTTCTCCGTCCTGTGAGTATTGCAACTGGGCGGGGAGGTAATTATGCGAGGGCTCGCCTGTTTTGGTTGGTTCATCGCGTCAATCGCGCTCGGTGTGTATAGCTCTTCGACATCACTGGCCGTCTTTTGCTGGTGGGCCGGCTATTCCTATGGCATGTATTGGTACGACCAGTCAGGACCAAAACGATGAACACCATTGTCTTAGCCAACGAAAGCGAAACCATGAGAGTCATTGTCTTAGCCGGCGACTACAAACAGTTTAGACGTTGGTGTGAAGATACCGGGTTCCCTCCATATCCGTTTAAGTACGAGGACACGACAGGTCGACGTTGGCAGGCCGTCTACTGTGACCCGCAAGGCTACAACCTGAAGGGAGTCAAGTACGACGCCTATATTAAAACCGGTAGGTGGTACGAGAACACGACCGAACTCATTCAGATCTTCCATATTGAAAAGTGCTTGCGACAGAAAAGGGCTAATGGACTATCAGCTTCCTAAACCGTTTCCGCTGGAACGGTACAAGAAAGTCTATCTCGACATCGAGACGACGGGCTTCGAAATGTACCACGGGGATACCGTCATTGGTGTCTCCCTGGGAGTGGAGATCGACGAGCGGAACTGCCGCATGGCCTACTTCCCGCTCGCCCACCGCGACGGACCCAACCTTGAGAAAGCCCTCTTTTATCGCTGGCTGAATCAAGAGCTACGCGGCAAGGAGATTGTTGGCCACAACATCGGCGGCTTCGACTTGCCCTTCCTGCGGCGTGAAGGCTGCAACCTGATTGAGCACAACAGTTTCCGCGACACGATGCACGCAGCCATCCTCGATGATCCTGCGGCAATTGGCGGCTATTCGCTCGATGCCGTGGCCAAACGCTATCTCGGTGATCAGCAGAAGATTAAAGGTCTGGATAAGGAAAATCTTGCAGCCATTCATCCTGCGATCGTGGGGAAATATGCGGAGCAAGATACACGCCTATGCTGGATGCTTGAGCCCGTTCTCTACGGCTTTTTGAAAAGAAAAGAACTTCTAAACATATTTGACATCGAGAGCCGCACGATTCGTCCCGTCGTGGAGATGATGGCGAACGGTCTTCTGTTTGACTGGGAGAAAGCAAGGAAGTGGATTGATCTCGCACGTAAAGACCTCCAACAGGTTGAGAGTGAATTGGCCGGCGTGAATTATAACTCCGGTCAGCAACTTCAAAAGAAGTGCGACGAGCTAGGTGTCTCGTATCCGTGGAACTGGAAGTGTCCCAGCGTGACGTGCGAAGAAAGCTTCCCGAGCTACCAGCAAGAAGGTCAGGTCTTTATGTGCTGGAAGTGTAAGGTTGAAATGGTGAAAGCCTCGCCGCACTTCGGTAAGAAGTTTATGAAGGTTATGAGTCACCCGTTCGTGAAACAGGTGATGAAGGCGCGACAGCTTCACAAGCTCCTCAACACCTTCCTTATTCCATGGGTAGAACACATCAACCCGCAAGACCCGATCCTTCGATACACGCTTAACCAGTTGCGTGACCGAGACGAAAACGGCGGTACGAAGGGTGCTGTATCGGGCCGCTTCTCGTGCGCTGGGTTGGGGGCGGGGGCTCAGCCGCAGCAAATCTGGAGTGTTGAGAATCAAGCCGCTGAGATCGGTGAAGATTACCTGCTCCGCTCCCTGATAATCCCCGCTAGCGGAAAACAGTTCGCATCGCTCGATGCGTCCCAAATTGAGTTTCGGTTGTTCGCTCATTATTCAGACAATGCGGATTTGATTCGTGAGTACAACGAGAATCCCAAGGTGGACTTCCATGCGCTCGTTGCCGAAAAAGTCTTGAAGGGACTGCTGCCGAGAAAGAAAGCCAAGAACGTCAACTTCGGCACCCTGTACAACATGGGCGTTCCGAAATTCGCCCGGGAGCTTAACATCTCCCTCAAGGAAGCGCAAGAGATGTTTGATACGTACAATCAATACTTTCCAGCCGCCAAAGAGTTACGCGACAAGGAAAAACGTAAAGCCGCCTGCGGGTTACCCACCATTACGTTGAAGGGCCGGCGCTTTGATTGGACCGACCCCGAAATGAAAAAGAAATGCTACGTCGCCTTGAATCGCCTGATCCAAGGCTCGGCAGCGGACATTATGAAGTTGGCGCTCGTGAAGGCTTATGACGGTGGTTACTTCGATACGATGCGCCTGACCGTTCACGACGAAGTTGATGGAGACATTACCACTGTCGAGCAGATTAACGATTTGAAGACTGACCTAGAAAAACCGGAGTTCCTCGACAACGCGCTCAAGGTGCCGTTGGTCTGGGAGCCGACCGTGGGTCCGTCATGGAGTGGGAAATGACATTGACGTTTTGGCTGGTTGAGTTAAGGCCGGCATTCGAGGGACATCCGCCGTTTCCGCCGACATATTACGCCGGCTATCGAGACGGCATCCACGAAGTGATGACGACCGATCCGAACCGCGCAGCACGTTTCATGTACCGCTATGACGCGCATGTCGTGGCGCAGAAACTTCTGCCGACCAAAAGCTGCATCTGGATGGCCACGGAGCACATCTTTCTGGATGAAGACACCTTCACTTACTCCAGTCCTGAAGATATGCCCCAGGCCTAGGGCACCGATATTGCTATGAAGACGGTACGAATTAAGACGATTGCCGGTCCTATGGACTGCATCATAACCGGGAGCAAAGAACCAATGCATGAGACACAAGAGACGATAGGGAAGTGGGCCATTGAGAAATTCGGACGACCCAGGCCGTTGGCCGTGTTACGTCGCTCCGTGGACGAGCTACTCGAAGCGATCGAGTTGACCGTCGTCGAGAATGAAGCCACGCGCACGATGTTCAAAGCGATGCGCCTGGGCTTGAAGCATCTGGACAATTATGAGTTGGGACCAGACGTCGTACATCGACTGACCCCTGAAATTATGATGGAACTCGCTGACTCGGAGATCGTGAACAAGCACGCCGCAGAAAGCATGCATTGTGATCTCCAGAGTTTCATCGATAAGAAGATGGAGATCAATCGAGCGCGGCTATGGAAAATGAACGGCGACGGAACAGGCCAGCACACCGAAGAGAAACACGACGAGCGGGAGACGAATCCATAATGAAAGAAGTCATCGGTAAGCATCAGTCAGAGAACTTCGTAATTGCCAACCCACACCCCATGACCATGCTGGGGGAAGTGACGTACTGGCGCACGTACTCGAGAAACTTGTGGGATGAGAATCGGAAGGAACGCTGGCATGAAACCGTCCGCAGGGTCGTCAACGGATGTTTCCATACACTTCGGCTTCACTGTGCGATTTCCAATCGCCCCTGGTCAGAGGAGCGTGCTCAACGGACAGCCGTGGAGATGTTTGATCGAATCTATAACTTCAAGTTCACCCCACCTGGACGTGGGCTCTACGCTATGGGCACCGAAGCTGTTCCTGCTCATGGCGGGGCAGTTCTTAACAATTGCGCGTTCCTATCGACGCGCAACCCGACTCCTGAAGTCTTTGCCTACCTCATGAACCTCACGATGCTGGGCGTGGGTGTGGGCTATGACACCCTGGGTGCCGGCAAAGTTCGTATCAACCGACCGACTCTGGTCGAATATAACAAGACGATCGACGACACCCGCGAGGGTTGGATCGATAGCGTGGCCATGCTGCTGTCCACCTACTTCGGATCCAACAGTCCGACCGTCGTGTTCAACTACGACCAGATTCGCAAAGCCGGGACTCCTATTAAACGTTTCGGGGGAGTAAGCAGTGGACCTGAACCGTTGAAGCGTCTACATGATTCGCTGCGCTGGCTTTGCGATCAATACGCGGGAAAGTATATCGACAGTGCCTTCATTGTCGATTGCTGCAATATGATTGGCCGCTGTGTTGTTGCTGGCAACGTGCGCCGGTCAGCACAGATTGCCGTGGGAGAGCCCGATGATTCTGAGTTCCTCTATCTCAAGACCGACATGGGAAAGGTGGCCGATTATCGGGCCTTCTCAAACAACTCCATACGAGCCCATGTGGGTATGGACTACACAGAGTCCGCACAGCTTACAGCGAAGTACGGTGAACCCGGCTACCTGTGGCTGGATAACTGTCGAATGTATGGACGTATGAATGGGATGCTCCCAGAGCGCACGGACTTTCTGGCGATGGGAACGAACCCTTGCAGTGAACAGACCTTAGAGGATGGAGAGCTATGTTGCTTGGTGGAGACCTATCCCAGTCATCACGAGACGTTAGACGACTACTTGAAGACGCTGAAATTAGCGTACCTCTACGCGAAGAGCGTAACGCTCGTCCCTACCGGCTTTCAGCAGACCGACGAGATCATCGCACGGAACCGCCGCATTGGCTGCTCGATGAGCGGGGTGACTCAAGCCATTCAAAAGTTTGGTGGCAGTGAATTCATCCGCTGGTGCAACCGGGGCTACGACTTCTTGACAGGGTTGGACGCCTCTTACTCAGACTGGTTGGCCGTGCCCGAGTCGATCAAGAGGACGTCTGTCAAGCCTTCAGGGACCGTCTCAATTCTCGCAAACGTGGCTCCGGGTATCCACCATCCACACAGCGAGTTCTACATTCGCCGTGTAAGGTTCACGGCGAATAGTCCGATCCTGACGGTACTGGACAAGGCTGGCTATAACGTCGTGCCCGATGTCTATGGCCAAGAAGCCGGCAAGCCGGCGAACACGATGGTTGTCGAGTTTCCGGTGCATGAGCCCTACTTCACAAAAGGCAAAGCACAAGTAGGAATGTGGCAGCAGCTTGAACTAGCGGCTCTGATGCAGAAGTACTGGGCCGATAATCAAGTGAGCATTACGGTTCACTTCACTGAAGCAGAAGCCAAAGAGATCCCACTGGCGCTTGAGATCTATCAGCATAAGCTGAAGAGCGTTAGCTTCTTGCCGTACAACCCGCACGAGATCTACAAGCTGGCTCCCTACGAGGAGATCAGCCAAGAGGTCTATGCGAAGAAGGTCAGGCACCTTTCTCGCATATCGCTGCCGTACGAGATCGTCGATGTGAACCAGGAAACAGTCAAAGGGTGTGACGCGGATTCATGCGAGTTACCGAAGAAATAACGAGCGGATACTTAGTTCCGCCCGAAGCAGCGGAGGGGTTATGGCGGTTTCTAAATCGAAACAACAAGCAGCGACGATTACACAAGACCCTGAAGAGATTGTACCGAGGGCCGTTCTTGCACAGAGTATCAAAAGCATCTCTGCGTCGATGGAGAAATTACTCTCGGGGGGTCTCAATGAGCGGGCCATCACATGTCTTGTCCATGAGTTGTCTGGTGTCGGAAAACCGGATATTAGAAGCGTCCTTGCTTCCCTTCGGACCTTAGAGAAGGAGTATTGCCGTGGGTGAATCTACCTTCAGCTTCGAAACACGTAACTCGATTTACAACGTAATCGTTCGCCCCAACGGCGATGTTGAAGTGACGAAGACCGCTGAGATCAACCCCAAGAGCCAGTTCAATGCGCTCGGGCAGACGCGAGTCGCTACCGGCTTTGCGTTCCACGGTCACACGAAGCGGATGGTCTTCTACGGGGCCGATGGACAGACTTGGCAGACGTCCGAAGTGACGAGGTTCTTATGATGCAGGTTTTGCTAGGGGCCGGTCTTCTCAGTGTGGGTATCTTCCTCGCAGTCCTTGCTGTGGCCTTAATAGTCACTGGCGTCCACGTTGTTGCGGATGTCGTCCAATGAGCGGCGGAATCGAACGGATGCATGACGAGGAACGAGGCGAGGCCTTCGAGATCTTTAAGAAGAAGTTACAAGGTATGTCCTTCCATGATCTCGATCGCTTGGTTGGTCTTGCGTGGTCCGTGGTGCATACCTTTAACAGCACGAGCTATTCGCCGGCTTACTTTGCAAAGAGCGTCGAGCAGCTTGAGCGGCAGCTACAGAAGGTGACCCGATGAAAGCTATCTATGTGAAGACAATCCGCGAGCAGATGCTTGAGCATATTGATCTTGCCGAGAAAGCGAACAGAACGATTCTAAAGTTCGTACTCACTCGGGGCGAATGGGAAACGTTCAAGGCCGAAACACATATGCCGAACGTAAATCCGACGAGTGTCTTGTATGCCGGCATTCCTGTGGAAGTGGAGAACCAATGAAACCGGAGAATAAGTTTCGTGTTTGGTTTCTCGCCAGGCTGAAATTGTTTGTCCAGGGTCTCAGCCCACAGGCGACGTTTGTGAGTCAGAAGCATGCGGACTATGCCAGTGGAGGAGTGCTCGATCAAGATGTGGCGATCAACGGATACGATTTCTGGGTGGAGTTCAAGCTCATTCCAACGCTACAGAAGGCTCGCAAGCTTGCTGTTTCCGACCTTCAGAAGGTCGAACTACGCCGACGTCTCTTCGCGGGTGTCCCGGGAGTCTTGGTTGTTGGCCTGCCTCTTGGCCCCAGAAACGGATACGACGTCGCGGTATTTGTTGGGGAGGTACCCGAAACGGTGTGCCGAGGCGATTTCCGACCAGCTTCGGACGCATATCGCGTTCTCTACAATCTGGCTGCGTCATATGCGGAACAGGCCCACAACAAATTTAGAGCGGTCAAGTTGGTTCATCTCGCTGCGAAAGAAGAAAGCGATCAATGTCAGGCTGGCTGCTAGTCGTCATCATGACATCGACGATCGGCTTCGGTGCCGGCGAGCCAACGGTCTTCTTCGGGCCTAAACTCTATGACGATTTCGACACCTGTATGAAGCGTGGTGAGAAGGCCGCGCTGTGGCTGCACCAAGATTTTATCACTGTCAGATGGGAGTGTCTCGATGATGAAGCCAGAAGAAATTTCCAAGTTGAACCGGACGATCAAATTCCAGCGGAAGGCGATCGAGGATCTGAACAAAAGGATCTCTGAACTCGAAGAAGAACGTTCCCTGTTCCGCGAACACTTTGCCACGCGGTTCAAGTGGTGGTTTCAATTGATCAGTGAAAATCAAAGCCCAAAGCTTACATGGCTTGCTGAGAACGACGCCATGTGGCTACGGCGGTTTAAGATCTGGAGTTTCTAGTGAAGAAGTCATTTCGATTGATCCATGCAGCGTTTTGGACAGCCTTCATTGTATTTAGCCTTGTGGGCCTCCTGGCATTCATCTCAGGTTGTGGTTCTGAGAATGCTCCGCAGACGTCGTGTAGTGGAGCGGAGTGTGACGCGAAGGCCAACTGCCTGAAGAGCACAAGCCCCCAATGCAAGCCAGCCCCGCCTCCTCCACCACCTTCGCCCACGCCTCGGATTGACGGCGGCTGCACCTTGGCCTGGGATCCGTACCCCATTACCGGAGCCCTATTCGTGGTCTATGAAGGGACAGATCCAGATCCATTTACGAACCATCTGCACCTGTACAGTACATCGGTGAATAACGCGACATGCGTGCAGATCGGCACGGCAACGGACGGACTCATTCACTATTTTACGGTGACGGCCTTAGTCGGCGGGGTCGAGAGCAATGCGCCTGCACCGGTCTCAAGAATCATTGACGGATATAACTAGTAAGGGTATATACTTAAGATGCGTGTCGAAATTCTGCAAGAGCCCTGTCGGAAATGCGGCGGGACTCTGACACCTGAGCATGTGCCAGGTGAAACACTCTACCACTGGGCGAAGTGCATCAACTGCGGCAAACGGGAGAAATGGCTACGTGAGAGAGTACAACGTCAAGGAACTCCCGACCGCACATGATGGCGTCGTGCCGACCGGCGAGATCGGCGTCGTCTGGATGGAAGGCCGATGGGAACGCAACGGACAGAGACTCTTATGTCCACTCTCACGATTGATCTTACGGCATCAACCGAAATGCATGAGTTGGATGCAGGCAGCCGCGCAAGTCACCGGTTGGACGCTCGCTCGTACCTTAGCTTTCAAACTCACCATGGGCAAAGCCCCGCTAAAGATTGGAGCCCAGAATGCTGAAGCAGCCAAAGGTCATACCGACGCCGTTCTTTACGATCTCTTGTTCAAGCTTTCTCGGAAAACGTATCGCCCAAGGACCGATCAAGAACTACCAAATCCATAACGACTGCTATGTCCTTGATCAAGACGCCTATTTGTTTTGGACAGCCTCCACAGCTAAATTTCTGAACCGGAGCTATTAATCATGCATCAACACCGTCCTTGTCCTGGCCCTCATGGGAGCGGACACTCGCTGTTTGACCCGAGCAAGCTGCACGTCATCACCACCATCTCTAACCCTGTACGGTACGCTTCGCGCTATCAACTGTACAAAGACTTCGCGCATCACATGCTGGAGTCTGGGGTGGATCTGTGGACGGTCGAGCTAGCCTATGGCGATCGATCGTTTGAAGTCACATCCCCTGATAATCCCCGGCACGTTCAACTTCGCACGAAAGATGAGATCTGGCACAAAGAGAACACGCTGAACATCGGCATCCAACGCCTGCCGGTCGACTGGGAGTACGTCGCCTGGATTGATGCGGATATCAAGTTCGTACGTCCTGACTGGGTGCAGGAAACGATTCAGCAGTTACAGCATCACCACTTCGTACAGATGTGGGAGACCGCCATCGATCTCGGCCCTCATAATCAAGCCCTCGGCCTCCATCACAGCTTCATGAGCCGCTACGTGCAGACGGGACAGTTGCCCAATGACTATGCGCCACCGGACTCCTACTACTACGATTACGACGGTAAAGGGTATATCGGTCATCCCGGCTATGCCTGGGCCGCTGATCGAGAAGGCCTCGAAGCTGTTGGCGGTTTGATTGACACGGCCATCCTCGGCGCTGCCGATCATCATATGGCGCACGGGCTGGTTGGCTCGATTCATCGCTCGCACCCCAGAGGCTTGAACCCCGGCTATACCAAGAAATTGTATGAGTGGCAGGCGCGTGCTGAACGCTACGTGCGACGTGACGTGGGCTACGTGGCCGGCTCCATCATGCATCATTGGCACGGGCGCAAGAAGGATCGACGCTATCACGATCGGTGGCAGATCCTCACGAAGAATCAGTACAACCCGGATATCGATCTGAAGCGCGATTATCAAGGCGTCTATCAACTTCATGATACCGGTTCGCCTCGCAGCATTCAGTTGCGCGACGACGTGCGCCGGTACTTCCGCGTGCGGAACGAAGACAGTATCGATCTATAAGGAAGACGCAGGGTGGCCCGAATCACGGAAGACGGGCATAGAGGAGACGCGCCAAGAGCCGTTCCAGTTGCCAGCCCTTTTTGCTGGAGTTCGCTTGGTCCCTGCGACCTGATTGCCTGGTTCGACAGCAAGCGAGGTGTTTATGGCTGACAGGGGACCGGATGAACCTGGGCCAGGCAACAATGGCGTGCGCTGGCTCCCGACGCAGCGATTAAAAAGGTATCGGGGGCAACAATTATGAAATGCCGTTTTGGATGCGAGATAGATCCAGCGAGACTCACCAAGGTCTTTTACCCTGACGGCTGTTGGTGTTTCCCCAACGATCACGAGCAGTGGCTCTGCCCACAACATACGATCAAAGGGCTTCAAAATAATGAGGGCTATACCCTCGAAGGATTTCTCCATGGCCATGTTTGAACGGCCAGGGCATTATTCTTGAAAGGCGGGGTAGCATGGTTGACTTCCGACGAGTGAAATGGGACCACCGGTTCTTGGATTTAGCCGAACACATTGCCCAATGGTCGAAAGATCCCTCGACCAAAGTGGGCGCGGTGCTCGTGCAAGGCAATCAGGTCGTAGGCCTGGGGTATAACGGCTTCCCCCGGGGCGTCGACGATACCGAAGAACGATACAAGAACCGCGAGTTGAAGTACAAGCTGGTCGTCCATGCCGAGGTCAATGCGATCCTCATGGCTGGGCCGAACGCGAAAGGTGGCACGTTATACGTGTGGCCGTCCTTCATGCTGCCGCCGATCTGTACGGAGTGCTGCAAGATTGCCATCCAGGCCGGCGTGGCTGAGATCGTGGGCTATAAGATCGATGAGGACAAGCTGAGCGAAGCGCAGTTGCGGTGGCGAGACTCGATTCTCGTGTCTCGTGAAATGTGTGATGAGGCCAAAATCCGATATAGAGGGGTATTCAAGACAGTATGAATTCTCTTGAGCATGCATACCGTACGTGGTCTTTCAGTAATCCGCAAGTCTTCGAACTGTATGAACGGTTCGCTCAGGAAGCATTTGCGAGAGGTAAGAAGTTTTCGATCAGTCTTTTGACCGAGCGCATTCGATGGGAAATCCAAATGGGTTGGGAGAAAGACCAGGAAGGTTTCAAGATCAATAACAATTACAGAGCCTACATAGCCAGGGATCTGCTCGACAGTCACCCTGAGTATGGAGAGTTCTTACAAGTTAGGACTACCAAAGCATGAAGATCGCATTTACCGGAGCCGGGGGAACCGGCAAAACTACACTGGCCACCTACGTCGCAGAGAAGTGGGGCATTCCCTACGTGGGCTCTGTCGCCCGGGAAGTCATGAAGGATATGGGTGTGGAGAGCGAGACGGCTCAGAACGAAATGAGTGAGGCTGCGCTCTTCGAGCTACAGCATGCGATCTACTTGAGACGCAAGGCGAAGCTCGAAGAGTACCCACACTTTGTGACCGACCGGCTCGCGCTGGACAATTACGTCTACGGCTTGCGCCGATGCGGACGGGCGCTGACAGAGGATGCCAGGAAGGAATGGTACGAAGGTGTGGAGGCGGATCTGTACAGCTTCGATCTGGTGTTCTACACCCCCACTGGCTTGTTCGCTTCCGTGGACGACGGCATCAGGCAAACCGATGTCGCCCACAATACCCTGGTTGACAGTGCGATTTATGGACTGCTCTGCAAGCTGGCCTTCGATCGCATGGCCTGTCACGTCTACGTCCTGCAGATGGCCGACCTCAAGCGGCGGAAGGATTTCATTGACCGGCTGGCTGCAGAGGTGGCTGAAGTGACGATGGGTAAACGCAGCGATGCTTAGATACGCCGCATATCTCGCATTAGGTGTTTGGTGGCTCATGGCGTTCGATCGCCGGGGTGAGCACATCCTGATTGAGACACGCTATGAGGTCACCTGTCAGACGTACGAAAAGATCTTGAAGCGCGTGCCACATCTCAAAGTCACGACATGCGCGTACAAAGCGAAGCCTGATGAAACGGAGGTCGGATGATCCACGTTACTATCGACGAGCCGAAGGATGACGAGATCGTCATCTACGCTTTCAAGAACGGCAACCAGCGACTATGTAGCGCCCGTTGCGTAGTGAGTGAGGAAGCATTTAGCCATGCATCCAAGGATTTAGTCGGTGGGTTGATCCTGTCGGATCTCCGCAATGCGTTCCGATATAGAGGATTAATATGATCCCCTGGGAGTCTCGAGACCCGAAGATGAAAGTGCCGACACAATTCGGCTTTAACCCGGACTCGGCAGTTGCTCGACGTGTATTGGCTATGGAGGCGTGGTACGACTATCTTATCAATGAATGGATTCCCGGCCAACCAGACTACAAAGAACTCATGGCGTACTTCATCGGGCCGGCGAAGTACGACCCACTGCTCTTTGTGGTAGGCATTAAGAAAGTTACTTCATGTTCAGAAACGTCAGAGCCGCCCCACCCCCTGCCGTCGCCGCAGCCGTAACGATCGCCCAGAACAGTTTCCACAAGTTGCCGACCTTCCCGTTAAGCTCGTGGACCTTCGTGACGAGCCCGGGCTCATTCGGCTTGCCGTAGATATGTTCCTGCATGGTGAGGAAGTCGGTATGGATTCGCTGATCAAGCGCCTTGTGCTCCTGCATATCCGCGAGCACGCGGTTGAGCATGGCTTGATTTTCTCGGAAGAGGATGATGGTATCGTGTAGGGTGCGTGTGACAGCCTCTACGTCTTTCGAGAGTGAGCTTATGAGAACTTCGGCTGATGGTATGTGATCCATGGCGTACCCCAGGTTAAAACTTTGGGGCACGCAGCCCCACCCACAAGCTAAGTATAATACCTTATTTAGGGAATGTCACTAGGCTGCTGTCTGCCTACTGCCGGCACAACTTGGTGATTTCCTGATACTTCCCTGACATCCTCCAAGCGTTCTAAAGGAAATTTGCGCTGAATAGTCGGCACGTTGGAGGCAGTCGGTGCGGAGAGTGTTATAACTGCCGCCCCGGCGACAAGGGTCGAATCGAGCGCGAGAGCCGCAGTGGGAGCGGATAACGTGATGACATTCGCGCTAGCCGTCAATGTGGTGTTTGTGATGAGTGTCTCAACCGAGAAGTTGTCCACATACATGTAGCTGTGCGGACCGGCTCCACTGATAGGGTCAGGCCAACAGTGAATCGCCGCGCCAGCTACCCCGGAGGAAAAAGAAGAGTCGGTCACCGTTCGCTCGGTCATGTCACCGAAATGGCCGGTAATGAGCCATTTAATCGTCGTACCGCTTACGATGATGTAGGCATCATAGAGAAACCCTGACGAGTACGCGGAGCCGTTGACATAGGAGTCCAGGTCAGTTCGCGTACCTCCGACGAGCTTATACAAATAGCATGTAGCAACTGAACCGTTACCTAGCACTTCAATAAAGTACCCGCTCTTCGCTCCCGACTGTAGACGAGCACCAAGCGCACTGCACTCCCATGGCGAGCCGCAGATAATTTGCCCAATGACTTTATAGTCGTTGACTCCGGTCAGTGACGAGTTAATGACGCGCCCGACCAAATAAGTATTCTGTCCTCCTGTGGTGAAGGACAGATTCATATGCATGATCTGGAATGAATGGTTGGTTAGCAGACTATTCGAAGTCGTACCGGACTGATAGGCCCAGTCGTTCGAGCCGCTGGCCTGCTCAACACTCTGCCACGAGGCGAGGTCCGTATCCGATCCACCAGTGTTGGTGAAGTTATCGGTAAAGAGCGTAGACATTATAGGAACTGCTCAGTTACTAACTCGAATGTGAACGTTCCGTTGTGCGAGCCGTCGTTGTTGATGATCTTGATATGCAGCTTGGACGTCGCATCCTCGTCTTCATACATGAACGGCAGCCGGTCAGTATAGATCCGACTGTTCAACGTGGCATCGATTGCCGTCGCTTTGTATAGGAGATCTCCTGCTAAGAACGTACTCTTCGAGTAGATCTCGACATCATAGGTGCCGGTCATCGTGCCGCCTGTCTCTGTGATCTTAAGCTTCGAGACCAGACCTCGATTAACATAGGCCGCAAGGTTGAAGGTCTGCGAGCTACTGGAGCTTACCGCGTTGCCAGCACTGATGAAGTCTTTCTTCTGAGTCCCAGTACCGGTCACCTTCACGTAGTAGCCCAGCAAGAAGACCCGCACGTTGGCATGGCCAGAGCCCGAGGCGGTCACGAGCGATTCATAGCCCAGCGTAGGCGTCGTGTTGCCGTCATCCCCAGGAAGGATCAGCGTAGCGACGTCGTCATACTCATGCGAGCCACCCCAGACGGTATAGGCCTTAGCCGGCGAAGATACGCTGCCGTACTGCTTGAACTTGACGTTGACCGTCGAACCAGGCGTCGTATCCCAGAACTGCACTCGCAGGACCAGGCCTGCCAAGCCTTGAGGAGCGTCCGTAATCGTATTTGAGCCTGAGGGGCCGAGATCGTTCTGCACATAGGCACCATCGGTCCCGATCGCAAGTCGCTCCTCAACCATCGTTGGGTTGGCGAGCATGACAAGTTTGGAGAGCACTTGAGAGCCAAGGTCACCGCCGCTCCCGCTGCCGAGGGTTTGATAGGTCGAACCGTCGTTGGTGAACTCCCAGACGTCATCGGTTTCGTTCCAGCGAATGTCTACGTCAGGCGACGTGCCACGATCCACGCCAAATGAGCCATTAGAGGAAGGCGCACCAGCAGTACCGTAATTAACTTGGAAACTAGAATTGTCAGTTCCGAGGTCAGTGTTTTGAGCATGTGAGCCTCCCGCTCCACCTGCTGTGGCCCAGGTGCGGTGATCAGTCACCGTCGAGATCGAGCCGCTCGCGGTAACCACAGTAAAGAGGGGAATCTTGCCGCTCGTATATCCAGAAGTGTTCTTGGTGATTGCTCCGGTTGACGTGTTGAGTTCTACATAGTTCGTCGCATTGTCGGTCAGACCGATTGTGCCGGCAGCCGTGTGAGAAATAACGTTGTCGTTACGGACGTATCCTTCTTTATATCCAAAGGTGAGGCCTGTCGTTGTACCAGTGTCCTGCGCGTACTGGCCATCCAGGTAGGACGTCCCGGTTGAAATGGCATCGAGCCGATCAGAGAGCGACAGGAATGGACCGCCTCCACCAGATAAGCATGCCGCGTAGTCATCGCCATCTAAAAGAATATCCGCCGTCGAGTTATAGAAGGCGACCGAGGAGACAACATGCGTTGAAGCGTCCCATGCAAATTGCCATACCGTATCGAGCGTCAAAGTATCAGTAACAGTCGGAACGCCTCCGCTAGGAACGTTCACATAGAGGGTGCCTGTGGAAAATGCGAGGAGCGAGATCGTAGAACTACCAGTAGCTTTGCGAAGCTCATTACCATTCCAGTATGCACCTGCAGCAACAGTGAGCAAGTAGCTCGGGCCGCTTAATGTCGCGGCGACAGGCTTGTAACTCGCCTTGCCAAAGATGCCGTTCCGATCGTACAGTTCGTTGACCCGCTGATCCTGAATACCGCCAAGGGCCGTCCCGACAGAGGCGTCGAGGGCGTTGAGCGCGGACTCAATGGTCGTGAAGTTAGACTCGGTATCAGCGATGTAGGTCGTCGAACCGCCGAAGACTTTTACCAGGGAGACTGTTGCCATGACTGCTCCTTATGGGACCACGATTACATAGACTAGATTACCAGAGGCGTCATACTTACCTAAAGTCCCGTAAGGTAGAGTACCATATTTATAGCCTCCGTTCAGTGCGGCAGTACCTAATTCCGTGAAATTTAAGGCTCTGTAGACCGAGCCATATGTCTCTGGCGTCCCGAGCGCAATGGATCCGTCTTCATCGTATGTGACTTCGATGACAACGACTTGCCCATCAACGATCGAGGCAAGGCCGACGATCTCATAGGGCCGGTTGATGTCGAGCCGCACGAGGCGGATCTTTGTCCCGGGACCGGCTTTATGAACACTATGGGAGGCGTCAGAGATCGGCACAGCTTTGACCACGGTATTCGCGTCAGGCCTCGTGCCGTCGCCGCCAAGGTCTACGTCCATGACCCAGAGATAATCTCTGAGCGCATAGTCGTACCAGCGATAGGCCGGCGTGATTGCCGTAGCGACGATCTCGTTATACCCTCGGTTCATCCGAGAGTCGATTAATTGTATGAGCGGTTTCTGAATCGCCATTAGACCACCGTCCGGTAACAGTTCAGCGTCATGGTTGAGACGTCATTAGAGCCACGAGTAATGGAACGACTGACACTTTCAACCCAGACCTTGACGCTAGAGGAGAGTTGGATAATATCTCCCGGCTCAATACGTGGATCGTAGCGCAGGATGACGGTGCGCGGCTGCTCTTTCATAACCTCAAAGTTGAGTTGGTTAATCGCAAGCGGCTGCGCTTGTTCCACCGTTGAGATGAAATCGTTTCGTATATCAACTTCCCGTTCTTGCCAGAACTCGGTATCCGATTTAATGGCAATCGTCTGCTGTTCAAGGTAGACAAGCTCGTAGGGCGTGCCCCAGATCTCATAGACGCCAGTACCGAGACACATCATGATCAATAAGATAGCTACGAGCGCAATGGTCTGAAAGATTCGCCCGAAGGGGATGGTAAAGCCTGTGCTGTAGCCGAAGCCTGCGGCCTCGACGATGTCTCCGATATACGTCGCGGCAAAGTAAAACGCGATCATGGCCGTCGCCAACAACGGAGCCCACACACTCACATCCACATCAATACGAACGTGGAACTCGTCAAACTTCGTCATACTCTCAGAGCAGAAGGAAATCAGACCGCTATTAGCACTCTGCTTGACAAGCATGCGAGGATTATCCGAACGGGTCTTATGATCATCGCTGTAATAGACATCAATACTCTGAGACTCACGAAAGAAGCCTGTCGTGACTATCGCTGAGCCGAGGAGTTGATCCGGTCCATCGACTCGAGAAAGCGTGTTCGAGAGATAGGTTAAGATGACTTTATTGTTCGTCTCAGCCGACGCGCCCTTAGAATCATACCGGCGCAAATAATTATCATTCGACAACGCTTGGGTAATTCGGTCTTGCGATGTGTAATACAGCGAAAGCTGTCCTTTACCGTTGAACCATGGCACCGCATTAATCCCGAAGGCGAGTTCAGACAAGGCGTCCCACGGGGGATAATTGACGACTTGGTTACTGTTCTTATCGAAGAGCACACCCCAAGGATCCGCCACAGCAAACTCAGGCGGCTCAAGCAGCATTACATCTTCAGCAATGTTCCTGAACATTTCACCCCAGTCCGATCCGACGGTGTAGCTGTTTGATGTAATGCTCCGACGCTTCCATGCTTGGTTGTTGGCACGGCTAAAGACCTGGAACGAGCCGACAATCGTTTCACCACGTTGGAACTGCCAGCTATAGGTGCCTTCAACGGTGCCGCTGAATGTGACCAACCATTCAGCTTCGTCTAATCCTTCGAAGCCTTCGTACAAACGGATGATACGCCCCTGCTTCAGTGCTGCCTTCAGCGTCCCACTGTCTGGGTGAAACAAGAGATCAGGTGTATCGCTGAAGTTGACTGTCAAACGATCAAAGTTATAGTCAATCGATATCACGTAGGAGGTAAGATCGACCGGTGTCTGCCCATACGTGCCCTCGATAATCTCAGCCCATGAGTCGGCGTCAGGACTAAATGACAAGAGCTTCCACTTGGGGAAGATCTGCTCCCGACCGAGATAGCTGTCATAATTTGCGCTGGTCGTAATCACTAGGCTTCTCCGACAATCCTGAACTGCAACACCATCGTTCCCGGGCAGTAGCCGTGGCGTGCGGCGATATAATCAAATTCAAAATCTCCAGCCCCTTGGCCGGCTGAGCCGGTCAGCGACAGCGTGAGGGTTTCAATCACAATGTTGTAAACCTTGGACGTCCTGTCCCTTGGTTCCCAGTGGATATACTGCCCGTTAGTCGGCGGATTCGTGTAGTAATCTTGCAGAGCTAAGAAGAAATCCATCTTCACACGGGAGATCGTGTCGCTTCCGTTCCAGCGTTCTTGAATAGCCACATCACGCGAGACTCCAAGCCAACCGATCAGCATGTTATCTGTTAAGGTAGCTTGCGCAAACGCACGAGGACGTTTATCCAATGGTGAGGTATTGAAATTCGTATAGACATCTGGGTTCGATTCGTAAATGATCGGCGCAAAGTCGCTAGTCGGATAGACCAAACGGCGAAGCTGTGAGTCCGACGTCATGGCCGGGTTCGAGCCTGTTACCGCGAGAATCGCTGCCGGCTTAATATCCGTCGTGGTTGTGACTACCGGAGTCGCATCACCGACCGTAAATGTTAGGGAACCAGTTATTGTCGCCATTAGGACGTCACCTTTGTTTCGTCATACGAAACGGTTAGAGTCTCGACTGCTGCAGCCACCGTTGGTTTTAAGACGATCTCGACACGGCCATTGACTTCGCTAAGCTGACTCGGCTTGGATACGAGGCCAGCATCAGGGCTGCACGAGATACTGACCTTCTTTAGCCCACCGGCTTCGCCTTTCGTGCCAAGCAAATTCGATATGAAATGCACTTCAGTCTCATTCGACAAACGAGTAATCGCTACAGGGACGGTGACCATTGTCATCGCCGGCCTGGGCGCATAGATCTCCAGAGCGTTTTGTGCAGCACCATTGGTCGCGTCAGCTTTAATGCGTACTGCGGCGAGCTTCTTTCTGCGTGTGTCGAAGCAGATTCGGGCCATGCGATCGTTCCCACCGATGTTCTGCATCTCGGTGAGAAGCTCGATTCGGTTACTCGCATAATTATACTTAAGTATACTCTGCCTGTCAGCCGTCTGTCCCGATATGGTATTAGCGAATAAGGCCCACATCCGCTGCTCGTCCTCATAACCCGTGCCCCAGGCAAACGATTCGGGAGCAGGATGGTAGTACACTTCTGTCGCTGGCGTTGAGCTAGGCCATGCACCGGAGGTCGAATAATCCCACACACTAATACGTGGGCCACCCATTAAAGTGAGGACAGTAATCAACTTCGCCTCGGGGGCCAAGGCAAACCCGAAGTTCGTGCCGGCGAGAATTGGTATCTGTGTATTTGTGAGAATAGGATTTGCCAGCATGTCGGACGTGGCATACATATTCGGCAATAGGACTTCAGTAATTCCATACACGGCTGGAAAGGGTAGAAAGCCAGTATGTCCCGCCCAGATCTTGCCGAGGCCTCCATTGAAGGCTTGATCTGTGAGGAATGTGGCTAAGGCGGCACCAGGCAACCGATCAGAAGATACGATCTCCCCAGTCTCAGGACTAATGATGTATGACCAGAACTCCCAACCTGGAAAGTAGGCAATATTATTAACCGTGACCAAACGATAGACGTCAGCCGCTTGATCATAAACGAATGCTTCAATGTCCTGAATGGACTCCATATAAGGAAAGGACGTATTGCACATCGTCGTCGCATTATATTGAGCGGTCGGAAATAGCGTCTTCCAAGGCGTCGTGTCCACAGACCAGTTGCTACAACTACGGTAGCTTAGAAAATTTGGATTACGAACCAGAAGTTCAAGCATTAATATCCAGTCGAAACGGTAATCGTCTGACTGCCTCCAACAAAGTCGGCCCTGCCTGGACCACAGTATGTGTTCGTCGCCACGCCGCTATAATCCGTCAGCGTGACAGTCTCTTTTAAATGCCCTTCGGCTGTCGTCAATTCCCAATGGACAGGCCAATTAGGGACGGGTTCATTCCTATCGCCCAGGAGCGTGACACTTAAATCATCCTCACGATATCGCTTCCGGTTACTACCCATGGTAATTGACGAGACACTGCTTGGTGCCACGTCAAACGTGTAGATCTGCATGCGGCTGTCAGAGGCGCGGAACGACCAAATATTTTTATTGAACGGATCGATAAAGAAGCATTTCGACTTCTCTATGTACGATTCATACGTCGCGCCAGTGTAGAGATTGAGAAACCGCACGACACCGGTTGTGCCATTGTCTGCATCGATACCGACAAACCACCCATCAGGAGTGATCATGATTCTGTCGGAAAGATATGTCAGGATGCCGGTCGTGTTGACAGAGGCCTGCAGAGTGCCTGTCGCGTTGTCGTATTTGTTGTAGCCGTGGCTGAGATAACCGTGGTAGTAACTATTCCCCCATACGACTGGAGCGATAACGCCATCGGGAAAGAGTATTCCCGTATGAGTCACTCGTGAATGATCTGAAGGGTCATACTTCAATCCGACTGTGTTTTGATGGACGTTGCCTAAACCTGACCCGTTCTCCATGGTGAACACGCGATCGAGATCGAGGTCATAGCCCCAAAATTGCGTGTTCACGCCACCACCACCGCAGCATCGTACCGCTGAACCGTCACGAAAGATCTTGTAGATGTTGCCGAACTCTTGGGTATAGAGAACGCAATCGTATCTTTTCAGATAAAAACCAAACGATTCTAAGGATAGATCGAGCGTCCCCGAGGCGGGAAGCGTTGTCGGATTTGCTGCTTCGTAGATCTTAATAAGCATTAGACGGCCATTGATTCGTAAACCTTGATTCGATCCCATTGGGTATCGAGCAAGTTGGATGTTGGTGCAGTATAGATCGCTGTGGCATAACCGTCAGCATCGGTCTCGTTTTGAATGTGTGACAACGACCCAAAGGCGGCTGTCTCGACGTTTGAATCGACCCCGACAAGATCCCACCAGATACAGCGGTTGGGATTACCTTTGTACGTAATCGTGCCACCACCTTTAATCTTCTGAACTGTCGAGGCTAGAGTAATTGTCGCTCCCATGATTACGCCGGCTGAATCTGTAGGGCTTCATTAACCGAACGTGTCACGAGCGCATCGATCTGTGTCTCGTTCAGCGAGCCGCCAGAAGCCATGCCTTCAACCGCCCGGGCAATACGAGCCAATAGGACGTTCGTGGGGACGAGTGCATTTTGTAAGCTCTCACCGATCTGTCCGATGGGAATCTGAGTCTCACCGCCGATCAAACCTCGCACCTGCTCAGAGCTTTGAATTCCGACAGTCGGATTCCCCGCCGTGCTCGACGTATTATTCTTCTGCAGTACTTGGCCTAAGAGAAATGAGGCCAGCAATGCGAAGCCGGCTAAAAACGCAGGCCCGAGTGTTGAGACCATGTTAGGCGCAATGGTCCTTGCGAGATCGTCAAATGCGTTTTGGAAGCTCTTCTCCAAACCCTGTGTCAGATTCTTCAATGAGTCTTTGAAGAGTTGGTCGGATACGCCTTTAAACAACTGCGCGAAGTTCGTACGCTTACCTTCAAACGCATCGGTGAGCGCCGTCGCAAGACCGTTGACAACACCACGAACAGCGTTACCGATTGCCGCATCGGCCACCTTTCGATCGTTGGCTTGATTAGCAACCTTGATATATTCTTTCAACCGTTCTTTGAGATCGTAGACAGCACCGCCGGCAGCGACAAACGCCTCCGTTAGTGCCTGGATCTGTTCTGGATTGCCCGAGGCAATAGCCTTATCCAGCAAATTACTTGTCGTCGTCAGGCGTTGCTCGGCCTCACCAATGTTCGCTTCAAGCTTCGTAACGACGGTCTGGATCTCGGCGCGGCCTGCTTCAAGATCGGTACGCGGTAGCTGGCGTTTAGCATTAACGACTTCCTGCTGAGCCGTATCGAGCGCCTGCTGGTTCTTCTGGAAAATTATGCCAACAAGTGCGGCCTGCTTTTCAAGGACCAACTGCTTCTCTCGTTCGACCCTCAAGCCTTCCGTCGTGATCTGTAACTGCTCTTGGGCGTCGAGACGTAGCCCATTCGCCACGGCGGTACGTTTCTCCAAGAGCGCGATCGTCAACTGCTTGTTGAGTTCGAGTGTCGCGAGACGCGCAATATCGTCAGCTTTGTTTCGAGCCGACTCTAGCTCTTCCAGCGCGGCTTTCTCTTTAACCGTATCCTTCTCTTCCTGTGCCACCTTAAGGTGTGCTTCAGCGTCAGCGATCAACTTCGCACCGACCTGTGTTTGCGCCTTGTAGGCGGCATTCGCACGGTCCTCAATGATCGCTGCGGCGTCGTTATGCGGGTCGACTTCGGTCTTCCGTAACTCGAGTTTCGCGGATTCTGCCGTCGTCTTGAAATGCTCGAAACCTTTAGTGAGGACGGCAAGCTGCGTGTCAAGGTTCTTGATTGTTTGGTCGGCAATGTCGCTGTTCACTTGAGCGACATTGTTCTCCAGTTCAAGGAAGTCCGCTTTCGCGCCGGTCACGAACGCTTCGATATTCTTGCCGATAAACTTCGTGACCTCGTTGGCCGTCGTCTTCAAGCCAAGGATTGCCGTGCCGATATGGTCAAAGCCTTGTGCTGTGAGTTGCGCGTCTCGTTGCAACGCGACAAGGTTGGCTTGAATCGTGGCAGCAACCGCCGCTTCAGCCGCAGTACGAATCGCACGATAATAGCGGTCCCATGCCGAGATGAGCGTATTGATTGCGTGCGTCTGCTTTTGCTGATCCTCTTCGGTAACGTTGAACAGACCCCGCGTAGGCTGCTCCGTCGCTGCAGGCTGATTCAATTGGAAGTTGGCTTGCCCTTGGCCAACGATTTGCGCACCTAACAGTTCTTGCCTGTTCGCATTGAGCCGAAGACCGAAGCTTCCAACCGACTTAATCAGCGGGTCTAGAGCCGCGTGAACCTTATTGAACGCAGCCTCGACACCATTACTCCAATCGTTAATTGTCCCCTTCGATGCAGAGAGTGCCGACGGTAAGTTACCCGTTGTCGTAAAGAGCACATCTTTGATACGTGTGAGCAGCGGGGCACTCGCACTGTAGGTATCGATGAGGAGCCGGCGCACGTTCTCAAGCTGCTGCGTCTGGACAGTCAGAAGGTCATTCTCAGCCTTAATAGCGAACGCGGTACCCGGGCCTGAACTCTTCCCCAGGTCTTCGATATTCTTTCGCGTATTCGCAATCGTGTCTTCGAGGAACGCTTGTTGCTCCTTAAGCTGCTTGACCGCTGGATCTAATTCAAACGCACCGGTAAATAGCCGGCTGACTTCTTTCAGAACGGGCGGCAGTAAGCCGAGCAAATTCACGATGCTCTGAACGGCAGCGATCATCGTTTCGAGCGAGGTCTCGACCAGCGCGATGAAGTCAATGAACTGTGTATTGTTCGTCTTTGTTTGGTTGCCAAGGCCTAAGAGATCTTGAGTGGCCTTCCCAACAGTTCCAAGGACGTCGCCGGCAGCTTTGCCGATCGCGGCCAGTAATCCAACAATCTGAACCTTATTAGTATTCAGATAGTCAGTGAATTGCCGAATCTGGCTAACAAGCTGTGCATAAAATTGATCCAGACCCAGCCGGCCAATTTGTCGAATCGTCGTGTCGAGGCCGTTTTTCGCAGCGGTGAAGACTTGTTGGATCTCGGTCGTTGCCGCACGAGCACCGACGAGGATACTCTCCAGGGGTTTCAAGCTGCCGGTAATGCGGATCTGCTGGCCAATGTCTTTGATGTCCGCGCCGAACGCTTTCAGTAATTGTGACAGTGCGGCGCTGGTCCGCACGTTGCCGTTTAAGAAGTCTCGAATTTCTTGCTGGACCTGAATCGTTGAGGCCTGACCTTGTGTCAACAGAAGGATCTGTGAGGTCAGTTCAGCGAGCAGCGGAAGCTCTTCACGACGGATGATAATGCCGCGTTGAGCAAACGTGTTGTAGGCTAGCTGTAAATCGATAGCCGAGGCGAAATATTTCGAGGAGAGTTTCTCGAGATCGACGAACGTCTGCTTCGTGGCTTCCAAGTTCCGATGGAAGACTTGTTCGTACGTTTGACCGGACAGCTTCGATTGATCCGCCAGGTTGGTAATAGCGGCTGCCGTCCCGATCGTCGCCCGTTGGAAGTCATCGATGTTCGTGACGCCTTTCTTAAAGACGTCGACGAGGGCTTCACCGGTAGCCTTGGCAATATCATACAGAGCTTGAAACGCCGTAACGGCGAGACCAATGGAAATCGCGCCGGCCTGGCCAGCCCCCTGCAATCCTTGAAGCGCCCCGGAGAGTTTCTGCGTCTGTGCGGTTTGGTTACTGACGGCAGTAGTATTTTCCTTCGCAGCCGCGACGAGCTTCGCGTGGTCGTCCTTCAGCTTGCCGAGTTGCGTGCTAAGCTGATCGGCAGCCTTCTTCGACTCCAACATCGAAGCGGTAAATTCTTTTGTCGCTGCTTCAAGGGTTATGTTTACGTCTGCCACGTTTCACCGTTTCCTTCGGTGCGAAGCCACCAAACCCTGAGAGGAGTGCCGCTGCGTCTCTTTTAAGGTTGGTGCCTTTCACCTTCCGCAATTGCTTCAAGAGACTTTCTTGATAGTGCCGCAGGATCTTTGGCTGCTTGCCGCTAAACCCCGCTTCAATTGCGTGTACTGCTCCCGCTGCGATCGCGCCAGAAAATGTAATCGTATCGTACGTCCGATTCTCATACGCCGCATTGGTCAACGCTTTGACCACTGAGATCGGATACTCTTCCAGCAGTTGACGAAGCGAGTGCCCTCGACTGACAAGCAGTTCTAAGCTTGCGTCGAAGGACTGTCGATCGCCGTCGTCGTCTCCACCGCGCTGCTGGTCTTCGCGGCTAGCGTTCCGAAAAAACCGTTCAGGTGTTGCAGGTTCGCCTTCATGATCAAGAGCACCGCGACAAGGCCCTGCGTGTACGGCATCTTCTCGATAAACTTCTGATCGACGTTACAGGAAATAGTGATGATGGCCGGCGCATGCTCAATGAACGGAGCCAGGAACTCCATGACGCCTTGGCCAAGGCTCATCATGTTCGTCGAGGACAGCGTTTTCGCGAACTCGTCCCACGAAATATTCTTCGAAGCGTATTCTTTGGAGATGATCGTCATGACCCGGGAGAGTTTACTGAACTGAACGATGTTCCATTCCTTAATGACGAGCCCTTCGAACTCTACACTTTCAAGTAGTGACAACAGCCCTTCCATGGCGGATGAACCTCTTTAGTTTGGGAGATTAGGAGGAGAGGCAGGCTGTATACTTTTAGGTATACAGCCTGTCGTTTTTTGTCAACCTTTAAGTCTACTGCGTGTCGTACACCAGGATCCGACCGTACGGATAAGTCGGAGTATTGTCCGTATCGTCCAGCACCACCAACTCAAACGGCACCTTCATGAACTCTTGGTCGTTCAATGAGAGGTTACCCTTGCTGTTGATCTGGCACTTGGGAATTTCGATATCGAACGACAACCCACGACCGCTCTGCGGATGCACTTCCAACCGAGCAGAGCCTTCGACCGATCCGACCATCACGAAGTTGGTGATCTGCGCAGAGACCGTAGGATACGTGAAGCTCACCATGATCTCTTCGCCATCAACCAACGCACCACCCGAAACGCCACGCACACGCGCATCTGAATCCGCCGTGCCGAGGTCAATCGCGTAGTCCGTGTTCTCCACAAGCGCCCCACGACCGATGCTGTTCAGCGTAGCCGGGGTTGCAGGAGAAGCTGCCGTCTGCTCGATCTTGACCCAATAAGCACTGACTCCATTGACCGTGGTCTTAGCCCAGTCAGTCGGAGCCGTCCAGGTCACGCTCGCATCAGCAGAAAGATCTGCCGTGCCTGAAGTGGACAGGGTGCTCCAAGTGGATCCGTTCCAGTACTTCCAAGTCACTGACGTATAGCCGCTGGAAGCGGTCTGCACATCAACGACCACTTTCTTGAAGATGCTGTTCTTCTTGCCGATATAAAGAATATCGTTGTCATCAGCAAGCGCAGCGAACGGCGTGCCAGCCGAGGTATCGGCTTCAACGCTGTTGTTGACATACGTGCTGCCGTTATACAGGTAGCAGTAGTCCAAGAACTGCCGAGCCGAGTACGAAGTGATCGGGCCTTTCTTGGTGAGCGACACGAAGCTGTAGCTCGTCCCAAGCTGGGCTTTGTGATCAACTACCGCAGTCGTGCCAGCGGACTGGTTCACAACATTGTCGCCCTTGAAGAAGAGCTTGAAGTTGTTGACTACCGGCTCATCGAGCGCGAACTCAATCGAGATCGACTCCTGCAGCGCGATAACCTTGTCCTTCCGACGCAACCCGGGGCGATTCGTATAATGCTCCAGGTAGTTCGTGTCTCGTCCGATCGACACATCGACCATGTTGCCAAGGTCGACTTCGCCCGTCCCGTCGTTGAAAAACAACTTAATACCACCGGGAACGGTATAGTTGTCGGTATCATGAATTTGCGGCATGGACAAACCTCCTATTGAAATGCGTTTCCGCGATCGTGCCTGTACTCCACGTCAAAGGTGGAGTTCAGGAGTCCTATAGAGTCATTTGATATGATTCTATCGTACGTAATTTCCACTACGTTTACAAGGCCATTTTTCGACAATCCGACGCTATTATGGAACATGCCATGCAGCTTGCCGGCGCAGTATTCCATGAACGCCTGAGCGTCTGTAAATTGGTTGTTTTCGCTGTCCTTCATGGTGATATTAAAGAAGATCTGAATCATCAGACGCATCTTGGCAATCGCCACGCGGTTGCTGTAGGACCGTTCTTCTGGAGCAATTTCAAAGAGATAGGCAGCCGGTAGCTCGACGGCCATGAGGTCGTCAGGTACCCTAGCAAACTTCCTTACGGTCTGAAGCTCAGGGATAACTACTGGTAAGACCTCGATCAGCTTATCAAGGACTCCCGCTCGTACAGTCACCGGATACGGCATTACGATAACCTCTTGTCAAGCTCGGCCTGAATGATTCCAGCCATGATCGCCTTGGCGCGTGGCTCAATGTCTCGTTGTACGTTGACTCTCGCCGGCACCGTCACCGAGTTGCGCATCAAGAACAACGGCTGCGTTTTCTGTCCCGGCAAGCGGCCCCACAGCACGCCGTTGTGGGTGAACTTCTTCGTAATCAGAGAACTCTTTGCCGGCAGGATAGGCCGTTTATCGCCACCAACCGGAGCCCCGGGAAACGGCACGGCAAGGGCCTGCGCTCGCTTCGGACGAATAATGGTACTGACCCTTCCGTCATCGGAGAAATGCACCGAGGCGTAGGGGACGTTGATTCCGATCGACGCTTTCACAGCCCCATCGCCATCGATGGTAGCCCGTCGCGCCACCGTCTTCGCCTCCATCTTGCCGGTATTTCGAGCAAGACGATTGGCGCTCGTATTCGCCCCGCCCATATATCGCTGGACAATCATGTCCCGAATTTCTCGAGTCGCTCGATTCACCGCACGCAGTAAGGTCTGCGAATCGAGAAACGCTTCCGCTCGCTTAATGAGCCGATCCCAGCGAGCCGAGTATCGAACTTCATTGGCCATTAAATATTCCTGTACCGAATCTTCGTGATCACATCCAGCACGTCAGGCAACAACCATTTGTTGCTGATCTTGTGAATCGTGCCGTTACTGAGCGTCACATTATCGAGACCGATCGTCTTTCGGTTTTTGAACAAGTAGACGACTTGCTGTGTCGCCGCTTGCTGAATGAAATCGGGAATGTTACAACCTGAGTCATCCGCTGGAACAAAGCCACCGACATACGTCACCTTCAGCATCTCATCGCCTCCGATGAAGACGCCAAACGTCGAATAGATCTTGTTCTTATAGTCAGATGGATCAACGACGTACTCGCTCGTTGATAACGTGGTGCCGTTGGTAGCGAAGTCGTAATACGGCGCATAGACAATTGAGGTCACCGACACAATCGGAGGATTCTTCACCAGGATCCGAGGCGTACCGCCGTTGTGGATTTCAACAAACGTGGACTTAAATAGCTTCCGATTCGCGGCGGCTTCGAACCTTTGGGACACGCCGAGAATGAGTTCGTCGAGCAAGCCGTCGAATGAGTTTGTCCCCGCTATATCTTCGAGCAGCGTCTTGACTGCTTCTTTCGTCGTCAGAATATTCGCCATAGTAGTCGCACTCCGTTAATTGCTCATCGAGGAGAGCCCCGATCCGAGACTTCCGCACATTAGCCATGATTATTTCTTTGCGTCTGCTACGCCCTTCTTCAGTGCTGCCATCAAGGACTCAGAGATGTTCTTGCTGTCAGTGCCGAAGATCATCGGAGACGCAACAACGACGCCACCTAAACCGGCGATCATTAAGTTCACATCACAGCCAAACAGAGCCAACGTACCTGCGACAGCCGCGCCCATCGTCGTACCGATCGCGGTCGAGACCTTGTTCACGACAATGCGGTCCCAAGCCCACTCCAGCAATTGCGATAAAACTGTATTCATGTTTGCGTCTCCTTTAAAATTTGAACCCTATACCAGGGGTAATCTGGTTGTAGTTAGGGTCTGATTGTTTCGGTTCCACAATTGAAGGGGCTTTGCCGATCAAGACAAAGTGATCCTTCAATAACTTCCACACCCGTTTAAGTATTCGCATAAATCCAGATGCGCTCTTCATAGGTCGGCAGTTGGCGCTCCACATCAAAATGGAGGAAGGTCTTGGCGAGTCCCACTCGCATCCCCGCGAGTAGCGTCGTGCAGACAGCTTTCGCCTTCTGGTCACCAGTCCATCCAATCGTTGAAATGTCAGCCGCTCGTGACTTTCCGACCCATATCTTTGAGCACGTTGCTGGATCTCCTGCTAAATGCGTTGAGTTAGGCCTCCCACCGACTTCCGCGTTATGCTTCGCACATCGCGCTGCTGACGTGATCTTCAGCGGTATCCCCATTTGCACACGAAGAATTTCCAGCTTATGTACCAAGTCCTCAGCAATATCCTCGGGCTTGGATCCAAAGCCGCAGCCGCACTTACACGTAAACTCAGCAATGTCGAAATGGGGATAGTTGAACAACATTTACTTCACCGCGCACGAGCCCGAGCACTTCGTCTCATCCCAATATTCAATATAGTGATGGCACCACTGATAGCCGTCCCGAGACGGCAGACAGTCTTTCGAATGGACGTATCCTGCACAACCAGACAGCACCGCGTACAATGCGAGCAAGAGAGCTAGTTTCATGAGAGTTTCTCCAAGACGGACCATTCTTTGATCTGCAGTTCGCTGACAATCTTCCCGTCAGAGACCCGAGTCACCTGCACCTGCGTCTCCGTCTTGCCGGCCACGAGTTCCGAGGCATCAAAGACGTATTCCGCCATCCCATCATTGGCTCCGGTCAGGTTGGTCATGTTCCGTAAATTGATCGTCCCGTCCTGGGCCTTCACTACGATCGCTGCGTTGTACACGCCATCGAACGGAACGAGCTTCTTTCCGGTCGACTTATCGATAATGACGACACGAATTTTCGCACCGGTATCACCGGCTACAAAGTCATATGGCATAGTACACCCAGACTAGCATAAATTACCTAGGGTCAGCTACTAAGATTTCGTCTTGTTTCCACGCAGTTAGTGCATCGTGTTGCGTGGTGGGTGCGACGACGGCATGTTCCTCCGTCGTAAAGGCGATCCGCACGTCAGGATCTTTCGTGAGTACCGGTACGGGGGCTTGATGCGATGTCTCGAAGGCCACCCGTGCATCATGCGTCTGTACCAATCGTCCGAAGAGTTGCTGCTTGAGTGTCACGATCGGCGCTGACAAGACCAGCGTGTTAGGTGATACGAGCAGCACATAGTCGACCGTAGCGAAGAGGTCGGCTGCCGGGGCGGTAATTGTGATGACATTGCTCAGGACGGGGATCTCAAGATCCATCACCGCCTGAGGCGCGAAGAGAGTAATGACTGCCGCGCTCGCATGGACAGTGACACTCGTAGACACTGTCGCTGTCCCCGCTGACAGACTAATCGTATTACTTCCCGCTGCCAGGGAGATTGAAGGTATGGCTGTCGCCGTAGGAGCCGAAAGCGTAAGGGTGTTCGATTGTGCCGGGATCTCTAAATGAACAGTCGGAGCCGGCGCAGTAATCGTGATGACGTTGATGCCTGCGAGCAGAGCACCGCTGCCGGCTGAGATAATGTCCGCGTCAGGAGCAGTCAACGTGATGACATTGGCACTCGCCACAAGTGTTTTAGCCGGCACAATTATCGCGCTAGGAGCCGAGAGCGTGATTGTATTCGTGCTAGCCGCGAGGGTAACCGCTACTGACTGACTCTGAGCCGGGGCTGAGAGGGTAATGACGTTCGATCCAGCCGCGAGCGTGACAGAACCAACCACAAGAGTCGCAGCAGGAGCCGACAGTGTAATTGTGTTGGATCCAGCCGCAAGGAATGCCTCGGCAAGCTGACTCTGAGCCGGGGCTGATAGTGTAATGAGGTTAGTGGTAACCGGGAAAGTCAGATTAACAGCCGGGACGGACGGTGCCGACAGTGTAATGGTATTCGTACCAGCCGATAGAGTGATTTCGACGAGTTGGCTTTGAGCCGGGGCTGATACCGTAATCGTGTTTGTGCCAGCAGCTAATGTAACGGCTCCGACCACAACGGCAGCAGCGGGAGCCGAGACTGTAATAGTGTTCGATCCAGCAGCAAGGGTCGTCTCGGCTAGCTGACTTTGCGCCGGGGCTGAAAGTGTGATGGTGCTAGCACCAGCCGCTAACGTAACAGCGGCAAGCTGAGACTGAGCCGGGGCCGAAAGGGTAATGACGTTTGCGCTAGCCGCTAGCGTGATCTCAGCAAGCTGACTTTGAGCCGGCGCGGAAAGAGTAATGACATTCGTGCTGACCGGGAACGTTAGATTAACTGCCGCGCTCGGTGCTGACAACGTAATGGTATTGCTACTAGCCGCCAATGTGACAGCCGTAGCAACCGCAGCGGTCGGCGCTGTGAGAGTAATAGTCGTATCGAGGACTAACGTCTGAGCAGAGAAGTTATCAAGACCTTCAAAAGAAGCGTCACCGCTCAGAACACCAGCGTAGCCTGGCCCACTAACCTGGGTGTCCGTCGTTTCAAGGACTTTGATCCAGTCACTCGTGCCGTCGTAACGAATCAGACCCGTGATCGTTGAGCCTTTGCATTGAATAGCGATCCAGTCGCCAGTAGCTAATTGCCTCGGTATATTCGTGCTGACAAGACCGCTAAAAGCCCCGTTAACAGAAAGAGCCAATCCTGCGTCGAGCGTACTGATAACCGGGACAACGGCGAACTGATAGAGATTCGGCGTGAAGGTGTTGGGATTCTGAATACGTGCATGCACACCGAACGTACCATTGGCGTCACCAACAATCTGTGCGGCAACAAAGACGTCCGCTCCAAACTGCTGTGCTGTGTAATACGAGCCGGCGTAGTTATTACCACCCGTCTTCGCATTGATCAGTTGGTTACTGAGAATCTTATGTTGCGCCGGCCAACCAATGACTGGGTAGGTATCATTCCAGTTGGTCGGCTGAGGGCCTTCGTCAGCGCGATTAAAGTCGTCGACCAAGGCGGGAAGGGAGGCGTCGTTATCGACACCAGGCTCTAAAGTAACATTGCCGGGGACAATCGTCGCGTCGGGAACCTGAAGATAAATGACGCAGGCATCAGCAACGAGCGTAACGTCGCCAAGCGAATAGTTACGATCGTCATTTGTACCGTCGAGATTTACGGCATTGTTTTTGACGTCGTTGAGTAGTAGGTCGGCCATTTAGACCCCCACTAAGTTATTTGCGGATACGCCTCCAACGTCAGGTGTGCCATCTTTATAAGTCACGACCCAATAGATGTAGCTAGGAGAGACATAGAAGCGATAGATGCCGTTCGCATCCGAGGTTGTGCACCCCGTGATCATTGGCATGCCGCCGAGTATATTGAAGAGGTAAATCATGCACGCGCCGAGGACGTTTCCTGACGAGTCTCGCGTGATACCCGCGATAATAAAATCTTGGTCCGCGAGTGTCGGAGAAGGCGGGGGAAGCGAACGGACTGCCGGCATTGTTTTCACAACGTTCGGCACTCCGTTCTGTGCTTGTAGTGCGCTAAAGGGAGGCACTTGGAGCGCCTCCTCTTAGTTCCGAGAGAAAATATAGACGATTCTAGGTGTGATCGAGTTTGTCGTACTCGCTGTCTTTTGGATCTGGATCGCACCGTTGACTGATGTATCGACACCGGTAGCCGCCGTTCCACCGAACGTAAAGACGTTGGGGTTGGCTGTACCAGAGGACACACCACCACCGAAGGCCCAAATACCAGAGCCAGTCATTGATGTGACTGAAGCCGCTGCACCGGTTACTGCCTGAATCAAGAGATCGAACATGAGGTAGAAACCGCAGGCCGCGATTGTCACCGTACCCTGCGTCAACGACACACCGAGGGCGACTGAGCCCGTGGTGTAGGTCGGAGTGACGATCATCGTGCCGCCTGTCAGTGAGCCAGTGCCTCCTGCGCGGACGCAATAAATTTTGCCGGCTTTGGGGTCGTTCGCATAGATCGGAGTCCACGTCGCCGCTGTCCAGAGGGCTTCGATACTGGTAGACGACAGTGCCGTCGCAAGGCCTACCGGGGGATCAATGAAGGGGCCGTCATGAAATAGTTGCTTTGCCATGTTATTTCTCTCCCTCGACAGTTTGCGCGTGTAGCATTAACCGTCGATCGACTTCCGTTGTGACCATCTGCAATAACTGATGAACCTTAATTAACTCTTGAAAATTGGCCTCTACTCCATCAACGGCCATCCCCACATCTCCGTTCCTCAACTGGAACAGGCCGATGACTATCGCGCAATCTGAGTCATGCACTCCCGCGATTTTAATGCGCCGTTTCGAGGCAACCGTTGGATGTTCAACATATGCTGGATTGACCACCAGCCCGGTATGCGCCTTCACACTCATGCTAACTGCCCCGGGATAGAAGGCTTCTCACTCGGCTCTTGCGTCAACGTGTTCAGTAATTGAGTGACCATGTTACGTAGCTCGTCCTTTGATCGTGACCAGATGGTAACCGTCTGGTCTGTGTTCATGTGTAAGCGTAAACCGAAGAAGGGACCGTCTGGTTTTGTTCGCTGCACCATCTCAGAGCGTATGGTAGCCGTCTCGCAACTATAGATATGCAGCGTCACGAAAACCCAACTCCAAATTACGCGAGTTTCAGAACTGCTCCACTGGCCGCTGCCGCCCACTGAACCGTGATGTTGCCACCGTTCGTCGGAGTGTCCGTCAAATCGTAGAAGGCAATACACGGGTTCGCGCTATCAGCACCGCCAGCATCTCTGTAGAGCACTGCTCCACCAACCGTCTGACCGGAGGCTAGTGCGGAGAACACAGTGTCGTCCGCATCGAGATAGGCGAAGTCGTTCGTGTTGTCTTGTGTTACGACTTTCGTGGTGAGTGTCTGCCGGGAATACCCAGAGACGGAGATCTCATGATCGATCGGATCGTTCGCCCCACCGTTGTCGACGAAGTCATGATCAGGATCGAACGTGTAGGTTGACTTGACAAGCATGACTTTCAGCGTCGAGCCGTCGAGATCGATCGTATTCTTCGCAATTTCAGCTTTCGCTTTGTTATAGACACCGTTCGCCATGAGAATTTACTCCTCTAGATATGGAGGGCTGGGCCGAAGCCCAGCCTTACTGTTAGACCGTGAATGCGTGAGTAGGACCGTTCGAGTTGAGGTACTGGCCTCCGATAAATACAAACAAGACGCTGTACTCGACCCATGCGCCTGTCAGTGTCGGAACCGCACGGATGTACCGCTTGATATTCTCGGTCGTGAACCGCAGCACGCCAGTCCGAATACGATGCTGGTCATCTGCGCCGTCACTGACCGGGAACGCGGCTCCATCGAGATCCTCCCAAGTGGTCCCATCTGCACTATGCTGAATCTTGCAATCGAGCGTTGTCGAAGTATCGTCATACGCACCCAGTGACAACACGACGAGCCCTTCACTGTAGCCGGCATGATCGACGGTGTAGCCGTTAAAATCCTGCGCAAGCGGTGTGGAGGGAATCGTGGTACTTGATACGTTGCTCGCTCCTGTGCTCGTGCTGGGCAATGACGCCACAGCGACAGCCGAGAAGCCTGCATCGTTGTTTAGTGCGGTAACGAGAGCCGCTGCCGTAATTGGCACGTACACGCCGCTCGACACTTCCAAGTCAAGCTGAATCGCGTGACTCGTGACAGTGATGGCTAGAGCATGCGTGAGTGTTCGCAGAGCGGGTTGGGCAAACGTCGCATCAGTGATCGAGTCATCTTTGGCTGTGATCGTAAATGCGGCATTCCCCGTTCCAAAGGTATGGGTGCCGAGAATTCCGCGAGAACCCACGGCACCGAGAACTGAGACTACCTTATATGCGAGATCGTCCTTCATCGGACTTCCCTTACTTAACGAACGTGGCGGTCTTCACCGTCTGCGGGTTATACTGTCCCCCGTACAACATGACCGTGCAGCCGAACGGCGCTCTAGCCACTCCGACCACAGCGACAATCTTGATGTACCGCTTGACGTTGTTCCCATCGAGCTTCAACCGACCAATCTGAACGGAGCCGTCCGTAGTATCGGTCAAGGATGTGAACGCGGCTCCAGTCACGTCGGCGTAAGCATCAAGGGCTCCGTCGTCGTCTGAATGCTGCACCTTGACTGCAAGAGTGCCCGTGGACGTGAACTGTCCAGCCGCCAAGGTCACTAACGCTTCACGGTAGCCAGCGGTATCGATAGCCGCACCAGTGATGGTACCGACTTCGCACCCACCCGCTCCGAGGACTGCGACTACATTTTCTTCCAACTGAATCATTGTGAGATCCTCCCTTATTGCTGATTCGAGAATAGTGGGAGTGTTGCCACTCCCACTACTTCATTTTCGATTAGGAACTCAGGTTCGTGGGCAGCCCAGTTCCGATGCAGAAGCTCTCTTTGTGCCGAACCATCACGTCCACTTCCTGAACAAACCGAATCCAGGTCTGGTTCGTGGTGAAGGCAGTCGAAGCTTCCTGCGAGGCCATGATCGTCAGACCTTCCCAAACACCAACAATCAACTCGGCCCAGTTACCGAAGTAGACCTTCGTTGCATTGCTGACGGTGGGGATGTTGGTCGTCGACACCCAGGGATAGCCGATGTACGACGCCAATTGGTTCTGAGTGATCGGATCCGCCACAAACTCACCAGCGCCGTCTTCCGAACCGGCACCTTGACGAGCTTGCTGCATCTGCTTACGAACGCGGGGATTGAACGCGAAGCCTAAACGACCCTTGAGGGCGTTGTTGTCCGCGAGCTTCTCTTCCAGTTCGTACAGCGCACTCCAAATCTTCACTTTCTTATCGATCGTGGACATATCGTAGGACAGGACGCCCGTGATGTTGTCCAGACCAAGGGGCTGAGCCGCAGAGCCGGTCCCGCTCAAGCACGCAGTATCGATTGCAGACGCCATCGCGTAGGCAACGTCATTGCGGACGAGAGTCTCGATGGACGGGTTGCTCATGCGAAGCAAGCGGTTGCTCAGCTTCACAATCGCGCCGGCCATGTGCGGGAACATCTGATTCTGTCGGAGTGACAGATCAGTCTGGGCCAAACCAGAAGTATTATCTTCGCCCAACCAAGCCACCGTCGCACCCCCAGCCTGTCCGGGGACTTCAACCGGTGAACCGGTCAACCCTTCGATGTACGTGACACCGAGGGTCTTCACAATCAAGTTAGCGCGGAGCAACTCGATGAAATCACCGAGCACCTGCACCGGCACCACATAACCACCCGCGCTGTCGACTTCCGTCGAGAGCGTGTTGGTCTTGGCGATACCATCCCGAGTGCGAGCAGTGTTTTGGAACACTTCGCGCTCGAAACCAGCACCGTTCCAGTTCTTCGTCGCAATCGCGTTGATGGCGCGAATGAGCGAGAACTTGTTCTTATCGGCTTCCAGACCAGGAAGGGACGTGATTTTGCTGGAGACGGACTTCTTGACTTCCTCCATACCAGCTTTCACCGCAGTCAACTCCTCCTGCATCTTCTTCAACTCAGCAGAAAGGCCTGCCACGGCTTCGCTGTTATCAGCGAGAATTGCCTTGTCAAGCTTCCCTTGCAACTCTTCCAGTTTCTTCACCAGTTCTTCCATCGTCGCTTCCTCCCTTAAAACCGGCGAGATGTTCGCCGGTAGAATTTACTAACGAAAACTACGTAGACCTTGAGCAAAAATTTTATCGAGCCACTTTCTTCGTCATGGTCTCGAGCATCTCAAGAGCTTTCTTCGCAATCTCACCGGCAGAACCGGGTGCGTTCTTCAGCGCGGCAGTCGCGGCAGCGGGATCATTTTTCGTGATCGCGGATTGCACGGCCTGCAGCATTGACGTCATGCTCTCAAGCGTCTTGCTCGCAGATTCACCAGTCGTGGCTTGAGCCTTGAGTAACGTCTCAAGTGCTTCGAGTCTCTTCTCTAGTGCCGCGAGTTGTTCTTTCATCTCAGGGTCTTCCTCGTCGTTCGCAAGAGTTTTAGTGGCAACGCCACCATCAGTGTTTATACTTACAGTATTTTCTGTAGGCAAATCAAGTGGTACGTCCAAACTTTTTGCGAGGACTTCCTCAAACTCCAAGTCCGTCATCGATCCAGACTTCACCGCCGTAATCAGAGCCTTGCTGTCAGCCGGCACCGGAACGATTGATACCTCAAGCAATTCAAGGGCTTTGTACAGCCGACCGATGATTTGATTGTCGTCGTTCTTGATCCACTCCGCTTCTTTCACCCGAGCACCGATCGAGACGCCCTTGATGAAGCCCTTCGTGATCAGCTTGTACACGGTGTCGGCAAATGCATAAGTTTCCGCATCTGCGAATTCGAACACCATCTCCAATTGATTTTTTCCATTGACGTACATGTCAACGGCTTTGCCAATTGGCAGTGCAAAACTGTCATGTGCCCAGAGCACGAGCGGATTCTTTTTGTAATTGGAAAGATCGATCCCATCGACTTTCACAATGTCCCCTTGACGATCGCCTTTGCCGCTCGCCGCGATGACACGAATCTGTCGCTTGTCAGCAAGCGTCTTATCCGCGCTGAGTATGATTTCCGAGTTGAGTAATTTACGAACTTGCTTCTTGTCCATCACATCCTCCTTAAATCTCAGTGTCGTCTTCATAGCCCTTCGACGCTGGCGCTTTCGGCGCGTTCGAGGGTTTCGGTTTACCTGCGCCTTGCGGCTGACCAGGAGGAACAGGGGGAGCCGGGAGCGGCAACAATTTTCCGTTGTCGTCGATCGGAAACACGTTGTTGGTCACAAACCGCGCATTGCCGGCATCGGTCTTTGGAATGTTCAGTTCAAAACGATCGATCATTTCGTTGAGGGACGCGCCCATCTGCCACAGCTTAAAGGCCATGTCGATCTTCTCGTTGACCTCGGCTTGCAGCGCATCCACTTTCGAGACGTCAAACTTCAAGTAGATGTTGCCGGTAGAAGTCAGTGAGAAGAGTTGCGCCCACATGATGTGCTCAAGTAAGCGCATCTTCGGCACGAGCGTCTTGACCCAGAACTCTCGAGACTGGACTTTCGCGACAGCGAAGTTGACACCTTCCCACACACCCAGTTCGAGCTTCGGCACTTTGTAGCACGCGAGGATCTCATCGCGGTTCCAGTGCTTCTGCTGCAAGAACTCCATATCTTTCTGCGAGGGCACGAGTTGCTTGTACTTAGCCCCACCTTCCAGAATGGCCATCATGTGCGCTTTGTTGACGCCCCCATGATGATCTTGGAACTGCTGCTTCATGCGATTGAACGTTTCGTCAGAGAGTTCTTCGTCGATCTCGATCACACCACCAGGGAGCGCCGAGTTCATGAAGAAGGCCTTGTTGTACTGCGAGGCCATGTTGTCTTGATCGATACCCAACTGCGCGGCTTGGATCGGAGACAGACCGCGAATCGGATCATAGGGGTTGTACATCTTGAAGAAGACCACTTCCCACGTATTAAACGGAATCGTCTTCCCGTCAGAGGTATCGTACTTCCAGCCGACAATTTTGCTGGCTGTGTTGATGATCGGTTCAAACATCGGGCCGGCATACGGAATGATGCCTGCGGGAATGGCCGTAGGCTCTTTGCGATCGAGTACCCACATGCATTCGCCCCAGAGCAGCAAATGAATCAACGTTGCTTCAATCAACTGCTGCAAGCCCATCTGATCGTTTGGCTTCTGAAAGAGCCGGTCCCACTTGGCGGAATCTTGGGGACTCGCGACTTGGTCTCGGCTGTTCATCCACATGATCGGCGTGCCCGAGATGTTCATGGCGATCGATTCAATCGCCCCGCGTACCCACGGATTCGATGCATAGGGATCGGTGACTTTGTTGCCGCCGACAACTTGCAGGAAGGTCTTCGAGCGAGTGGTCCCGAGGAACTGCCACTCTGAGTCAGAGAATCGAGGAATTAGCGGAATCGACTTGCGGGTCGTTGGTGCTAAAAGGAAGGCCGCAAGACTTTGCCCAAGACGCTTAAGCATAAATAAACCTCACCCGAGGTTGCTTACGTTCAACGATCAGCCAGGTCAGTGCAAACACAAGAGCGTCTACACGGTCAGGAGAGTAGCCCTTCTTCAACGTCTCTTCAGGGTTGAAGGTGACCATCTGCTCTTCGAGTTTCTCGAAGTACTGACAGTGTGTGACGCGATGCTGCTCGTACAACGCACCTACCGGCTCAGCACGAAGGCGCTTACCCCGGGAGGAATGGAGTTGTGTAAACTTGATGGTGTCCCCGCCGCGAGCCTGTCGCAACGTATATTCCACTAGGTCACCACCATTATTGACTTCACCTAATACTCTATCCGCTTTCCATTTACGGTACAAGTGAATTACGAGGTCGGCCCACTCGTTGGGCTTGTAGTGGCCGCTGGCGTCTTCGAGGACGTCTGCCTTTTTACCGTCATCGTACGTGCCAGCAACGACAATACCTGTCTCGTTGGATCCTTCTCCTGCGCTGACTGCAGGATCGACCGCCACAGCAACTCTGTCATAGTCATCAATCGCCCTATGCCCTTCTGAGCGATGGAGGATGTCATCCTCTCGGAAAATCGCTCCGTCGATCGAATCGAGGTACATCCCCTCGATTTCTTGTTTACCGAGGCGCGTGCCTTGGTAGCGTTCGATAATGGCCTTGATGAAGCTCTCAGGCAGGTTCTTGCGGTTGTCCAACATGCTGCCACGAGTAATGCGGCAGTTGGCGAGCTTCATGATGCGTTTGACGAACGGTGTCGGCTTCGGGGTCGTGGTGATCACAGTTTGTGGGTGCCGGCCAAGCCGCATGCCGAACTGCAGCATGTCCCACGTATCTTCCTGCTTCCACGCAGCTAGCTCATCGCACCACGCGATTTCATGCTGAGGTCCACGTAACCGCTCCGCTTCTTCGGCTGAATACATAATGGCCTGTGCGCCATTAGGCCAGATCAGCCGGCGTTTCGACGGTTCGTACTTCGGCAAGAAATCGTCGGGGCAGATAGAGACCAGTCCCGATTCACCGCACGCCATAACGTCTCGCACGTCGGCAGCCGTAGGACCAACGAGGGCGACTCGCTTGACGCCATCGTCTTCGACTTTCCCTCGCACCCACTCGGCTCCTGTTCTGGTCTTGCCGAACCCTCGTCCTGCCAAGAGCAGCCAGAAGTCCCAGTCATCAGGCCTCGGGGGGAGTTGGTTGTCCCGTGCCCAGAGGAGCCACGTCTTGCGTGCTTCCTCCCTCTCCTCGTCCGTCAGACAGTCGAGCAGTTCTTTCCGCTGCTGCTCGGTCAATTGCGTCAGCGAGTTTGTCTCGGAAGGTGCGTTTCTCACGTTTCTCTTCTTCGTTTGGAGTGTTGTTCTCAGTCTTCTCGGTTTGATCGAGATACTGTTTGCCAAGATGGACAAGCATGCGTTCGCTGCCCATGGCTGCCGCGTCCCACTGCATCAACCGGAGACGGGCCTTCGCTCGTTGCTGGCCACGCGCCCATGCGCCTTGAATAGCCGTCGAGCCGTTGAAGTGTTCTTTCGTCAGACCACAGATGGCGATGATTTCTTCGGGAGCGCACATCAAAGAACCCAAACGCTCAATGATCACGAGATCGCGTTCCGAGGGTGCGACCGGATCGTCCAAGACGGCCACATCCATAGCGTAGACACGCTCCGAGAGGGGTAGCGAAGCCTCCGGTGGTAGGAGGACCGCAATCCGATCAAGCGGCCTCAAGAACGTGTTGGATCTGCCGCGTCCCTGAGCGCCCGGGCTAGCCGGTTCAACGCTGACTGGTTCGTTAGCCATTTTCCCGGTTCACGTAGTCAGCGGTTTGAAACAGGAACTCATCAATCTGCAGGGTGAGGGTCGACGGCGCGCCGGCATCAAAGATGCCCATGTAGAGCCCGGGCACATACATGGCATTCAGGTTGGAAAGCTTGCCGTGCGTGTGGTAGTTGCCGTTGATGCTGGCGACAACGATGTCGTTGTTGATCGTGATCTCGATCATGTACCACGTACTATCAGCAATGGCGACACCCATGTCCGTGTCGTTGTTTTCAATCTGCAGTTGGAAGTTGGTCTTCCCGAAGCCGGCATAGACGTCCGTCTGGACCGTGCCGTTGCCGTCCGCGTACTGGAGGCCAAACTGGATACCGGTGTTCGTCAGATCGGTCGTAATGTCCGCTGGCGTCTTGAAGGCCAGCGCGACACGTCGCACGTCTTTCGCGGCACAGACCGCCGCATGGTCAAAACTACTGTCCGAGCCCGGGTACGGATTTAACTGCATCCACGCATCGCCGTAGCCAGCGACTCCATCGAACGAGGCCTTCAGACCGAGCACGCCCGGATGCCCCGGCACCGCTGCTTGATACAGCACCAACGGATTGACCGGCGCGTTCCCCGTGGTCGTCACGACGCGAAAGCCGGCAGTGCCGAGCAATGCCGTCGTAATCCCACCCGTCATGAAGTCGTCATAGATCGTCGCCATCGGTTTGTTGGGAATGCGCGTCAAATTAAGCATTGTGTATTTCCTTCTCCATCCGTTTGAGCCGATCGAGGAGTTTCGGCTTCCACATCGGAGCCCCACCCATCTTGTGTGGCTTGCACATTTTGCAAGATCGGCGTTTGGCTCGGTAGACCTTCATACGTAGTTCATTCTAAGTAATTCCTGGGGATTGTCAACTCATTCCTCGTGTTTCGTGGTGCGTGGCTCGTTTTGGGGGTCTTTCCCGGCATTTTTCCTGTGTTTATGTGAGCAGGTGGGCGCTATGGCCGGCCTACCCTCCGAAAAATTTTCCGAGCCGCACGGCATGGTCGTTGCTATAGCAAGATCCGTGCCTCGTGTCGCGTTCACGATTGTACGAACTGTTCGAGAATGTGCGCGAGTGTTCGGGAATG